GTAGGGTTTATATAGGGTTGCGGTGTTGTACTAATTTACAGGGGGTAATAGGCTCTGGCAAGCGAAAACGGGTGATAGACGCTTGTAAAATTTTCCCAGTTTTTTTTGGGATCGGGAGAAGGAGAGGGGGGGGTGATTGGGATGAGGGTGGTCAGAGATGATGTTCTATCTAGATTTATGGTTTTGGTCTGCTTGGTAGGCCTGCGTAGCCCGATAGTTGCCCTGCGTCACTGATTTACTTACGGACAGTTGCACCCAAGCACCCATAGTTGCTCCACGTCAACCGATGCAACATGCATACAGTTTGTTCCATCGCAAAGTGCATCTACTATAGTGTACTATACTGTAATTGTAGTAGATAGATTAAGTAGTTTAGTAGTTGATGTATAGCAATGGTGCTGTGCATCCACCTTACCTAGGAGCAACAAATGTCCAATACCAACACTAAGTCCGCTTCCGGCAAGCAATCCCAAGACGGTGTTTCCGCAAAGCAAGCTTTACGCGCAGCACGTCTTTCCGCTGTACAAGAAAAGCTGTTAGCTGTTGCCCGTGCGACACGTGCAGCAGGGTTGGCAGCACGCAAGATTGCCATCCAGCACACCAAGCAACAAGCGTACATGATGGCAGTACAACAACTTGCCGCACAGTACGGAGTTGCTCCAGTGACACAGCAGGTGCGCAGTGTAGCAGGTACACAAAAGCATGCACCGAGCACTAAGTCGGGTGCATGCAAGCAAGTCCATGCACTTGCACAAGAGCATAATTTCGACCGTGCAAAAACCCTTGCAGCATGCATCGCAGCAGGCATTAACCCAGCGACAGCAGCAACTCAGTTCGCTATAGCAAAACGCAATTCAATGCAATAATACTACATGCACCCCTAGCAATAGGGGTGTTACTCCTAAGCACGTTCCATAGAGCTTGCTTAGTAGTAATCAAGTAGTGCAGATGTAGGGTGGCGTCCATACACCGTGGACACCGTAGCACCCATGCTCCTTAACAACCTAGCAGGATAGCACCCCATAGGGGACGCACTATCCGCACCCATGCAACATATCCTAATAGTATTTGAGCATGGCTAATAACCTAAATCAAAGACATGGTTATTCGTGATCCCTGTGACAGAGGGAATACGCAAGCACATTCCAGAATAAGGGAGTGTTCTTGTGTTTGCACAATAACGTCATTAGAAAGGGGTTTCAGATGACCACACAAACGCCGCACGTCCCATTCAACATGGAGTTCTACCGTTCGGAATTCAGCTCTTTTCCAGAACATAAAGCTCGCCTTGAATTGGCCAAGCGAATGATTAAGAATCAAACAGTGAAGCAAATTCCCAAAACTGCAACAATCATCAAGGAGATTATCGATGGCAACTCTTGAAGAACTAATCGCTCTGCACAACAAGCCGCATCTCGCAGATGCAGACGCTATGGTCTACCAAGTCTGGGATGATGGTGAAATTACTCTGCAGAAATCTGGAAGTCTGCTTTGGCAGCGCAGTTTGCACAGTATCAGCCAAGGTAATCCGAAAAAGCGTCAGGATAGATATCTGTTTCCTGAAATCTTTAACGATTACGGCTACCTCTTCACGGATAAAGAAGGCGCCGAGGCTATTAACAAATTTATTATGGATCTGCCAAACAACACTGATGAGGCTTAATGAGCCGAAATCGCCGAGAGGCGATCTGTTGTCTAACCTTTAAGGAGTCATAACATGAAAAAGATTCTCATTCTTGCCTGTGTAATTCTGTCTGCTTGTGGTGGAGGCGGCCCAGAAGCTGCCCCACAACACGCCCCGACCACTGCGGCCCAGCCAACAACCATGGCAGCGCCAACTATCGAAAATTCTGGAAACCCGGCACCGGCCCCTCAGAAGAGTGTTGTTCCACAGCATTGTGCCCAGTTCGGCGACGTTCTGGAATGCCGATTTATCTGATTTTCCAGAATTCAGGCACATCGCGTGGCATTGCGAAACCGCAAACAGATGCTTTGTGCTTGTGTTATAATTTGGTTTGATGCAGCGATGTGTCAATATTGCAATGTAGTAACCCTGAGTTGTTCAACCCTGTCCTGAAGGAGATTCAAATGACTACCGCAAAATCCGCCCCTGCTGCTAAGAAAGGCAGCAGCAAAGGTAAATCCAAAATCAACTCCGCCCCTCTGGTTGCTCCACAGACCAAGATGGCTCCGCCGACCGAAACGCACACCGTGACCGAGGAGCAACGTCACCACGAGCGTCGTGCCGAAGATCAGGCTCGTTCGAAACAGAACGGTATCGCATTCTCGGCACAGCAACTCTCTGCCCCAACCGTTCCACCTCAGGCGGCAGCGACACCAGCGAAGCCGGCCATCCCGCCAGCCTTTCTGGAAGAACTCAAAGCCTTGCAAGAAAAGCATGGCGTTCAGTTGCCGGTGAAAGTTGCTTCGCCTCGTACCGTGCGCGACAACCAAAACGGTATCACCCGCCCGGCACCTGAAACCAAGTGCGGTCAGATCTGGGCAGCAGCCGATGAAATCACGGCCACAACGCACCAAGCTGCCAGCATCGCCGCTCTGCGTCTGCACTCTGCAACACAAGGCATCAACGAACACACGATCAGGACTCAATATGCTCGCTGGAGGCAATACAACGGTGTTTCTGGTCGCGTGGCAGCTCCAGTTATCATGCCTGGTGTGCCCGCAGCGAGCTAATAACCACACTCCATCCACAACCAAGCCCGGCTAATCCCGGGCTTTTTCTTTTCCTTAAGGGAGATACAAATGACTATTACTCTCGTTTTCACCGCCTGGGCGCTCGGATCTGCCTTTATTCTGTTGTTGAACAGAGGAGCACATCTAGATGCAGAATTCACCCCTGAAATCTATCACCAATGATAGAAAAATGATGCCTAATTAGCAACAGAATAGCTCAAAAATGCATCTAAATGCGAGGAATGTTGTATTTAACACTCCAAACGCATTTAAACGCGTTTTAAGCGGTTTAAATAAGGGGGTGCATGCGCAGGTAGCACCCTAGTCCCAAACGCAGCGCCTACCCCCCTTAAAACGGGTGGCAAGCACCTTTCCAATGCATAAGCTAACCCCCAAAAGCCTAGCAGGGCCAAAAGGGGGTGTTTTTAGGGGTATTTTGGGGCTGTTTTTCTATCATCGGAATTATTAAACATTATAGTGATGTGTTAAAGCTGGAAAATGCTTAGAAAACAGCTACTTAAGGGGTTAAATTAATAAATTAATGAATTAAAAACACAAAAACCCATTTCACCAATGAACTGGTACTGGTGTACTACCCTACTCGGACTTTAATAGTGAGCGTTTCCCCCTTTAAGCATTAGTTACTAATTTAATTGCGATCTTGGCCATGCTCAAAAGTATGGGGGTGGGACGTAAGTGTAGGTAGTGGTAGGGGCCCTTGCACTTTCCCGCATTAATGTGTACCATTAGCATTCCCCATTAACTTTACACATCATTACCATGGAAACCAGCCCACAGCAGCGATATGACGAAGCGAAAGCGCGTTATGCGGCCCTAATACTTGAACTGCGCACTGCCAATGAACATTTGCAAACCTTGCGCAAATCTCTCGTTGAGATGCAAAACGAACTCGCAGCACTAAAAGCAGCCTTGCCCGCTAAAAAAATGGGTCGTCCGCGTCTTAATCCCGAAGAGTTAGCCCCATCTACTAAGCGGATGCTCGAAGCGAAAGAACGCGCTCTCGAAAAGAAGAAAAATCAAATGACAGACTTCCGCGAAGCTATGGAGGTCTATGGTTGCTGGCCCGATCAGCACGCACGCTGGAAGTCTTTAGTCGCTTCCGCAAGAATTATTTTAGCAACGCCGCCTGATCAAAAGGCCAAGGTGTTTGTGGTCAACGATTATTCGACATACCCAGGCGGTGTGGAAGGTGCTCGGCAGTTCTTCGATCTAGCACCTAGGCATCAGATTAAGTTTTGCAAGGGCGAGATGTCTCGTATGGGGCGGGTGGTAGCCAAGTTTCCGGACACTATTCTGGAATCCATACCATTAGCGAAGGCTTATGGTGCGCAGCTAGACCAAGTCGAGGCTTATTTGCGTGAACTATGCCACGTCGCGCCAATGCCTCACGAAGCCACTTGGGCCGGTGTGGAAGAACGCACCCTTAAAGACTTCCCGCATTTCATTTATAACGATATAGCCACACCAACAGCGTCTGACGCATCTGATACACCATACGTCGAATCTTCACGCCAACGTGCTAGGCACCCGGCTGAGTTCCAAGACATGTCGATTCGCCAGCGTTCTGAATCGTATCAAATTATGGCTCAGGACAATCCTGACCTGTCGCCCGTCGACGAGTCTGGCGCCGCAATAAATTGTCACCCGGATGCTTTTTAAAACGGTTACAATTAATGTATTACCAAAATTTGCAGTAGCTCCACCGATGTAGATGTAACTGTAGCAACACATCACCGCGTCAGCCTACCATTGTATTATGCTTTCGTACGGATGTGAGCCGCTTTATTCCACTAACAATACAATATGGAGATTCAAATGGCTAATAAGGGCAATGTTTCAAACCCGGAGGATTATCCTGATAGTTATCCGGTAACAGTGGGAGACCATCATTTACGCAGCCAAGTCGAAGAATTAGACGCCTTGGTTATGCAGGCAACACAAATGCAGCCGTCGGACTTCCTACGCATGTCTGTGGAAGATCGTCTGGTTCACAAATTGCGTTACGTGCGGGGCCTAGTGGTTCGTTATCATGGGCGGGCAGATCTGGAAAAGCAAGCCCAACAAGCCATTGATCGTGGTCGTAGCATTATTGATCTTTGGCACACGCAGCGTCGAGAGATGACGGCGCAAATCCTGAAGCTTAACATCGCGGTCACTCTTATTAAAGGAGTCCATGATCATGGGACACCCAAACAACCTACCTGATCTCACTAATCAGGTGACTGACTTAGTAAAGTCCTACTTATCTAAGAAGGGCTTTACTTATGCCCGTCTATACCGTGAGCCACGCGTCGGTGGTGTGGCCGGGTATAGCGTCAAATTCGAAAACGTGCGGGGTGATCAGGTCTCCCTCCGAGCGTGCGTTACGGCACTCAACCTCAAGTTGGCTGCACTCAACTGCAAAGCTTACATCGTGTCTAACACATTCCTTCTAAAGAAGGTGAGTGTATCGGTTAAACCTCTGCGAACCTAAGCCCACTGACGAGCCCCTTGACCGGGGCGAAATCCTCAACTCACCGAGGATATGGGTAGTCCACTTAACCACACAATAAGGAGTACATTATGTCTGTCACTGCACAAGGAGATCCAACCTCCTATAATTGCGTCATCAACGAATACCAACGCCAATTCTTGGTTAAAGCACTCACATGCTATCTTGGTCAAAACGAGCAGTTCCTCAGCATGGAACCAGGCGAGATTTTAGATAGCGCCTATGAGGAGCTTCAAATGCTTATGATCTGCATGTTCAACATGCGCGGTGATGAGCGTGAAACCCCTAACGTCACACACGGGCTCTGCCTGTAAGGAGCAACATGCAATCAACCTTAATTTCAATGCCTGACTGCAAGAAACACCGCCCGGACTTAACCCTCGGGCAGATGTATAAAATCAAGCGCGAATTCGGTAACGGATTTGTCATTGAAACCGATGATGGCGAAGATATTATCATTCTGCAAGAACGATTTACAACCACTATCAACAAGGAGCAATAAATCATGCCAACACCTATTACAGTAACTATCACCGCTCAGTTGAGCGACAAGTTACTGGGCGACATCCTAGTTACAGCTATGGAAGGCGGCTCAACTTACTGGGCCGACATGCGCAACATTGTCCGCGGCCCAAGCAACGGCAACGACGATCTGCCTTATTACCTGTCGTGCGACTTCAAGGACAGCGAGGACAAAGAGGCATCCTGGAGCACTGTCACCCTCGCTAGTGTGGCTACAGGCGTTGAGCGTATCCTTAACGACGCCAATGGCAAGTACAAGGACTATCAAACGCTCAAGAATGCTTGTATGCTTTTGCTGAGCGATCCGGATGCAGGGTACGACGCGGACGATGCTGACAACATCATCCAAGCAGCCTGCTTCGACGAAATTGTGTACGCGTGACGCCATGAAACTGTACAAGAACGCCCGTTACATCCAATTGTATGATAGCGAAAAGCGTCATATGTGCGGTAGTGATGAGCATGTCCATTTTGACCAACGTTTCTCGAACGAGAACGGTCTGAATCACTGTGCGAAACGCATTGTGGCGCAGGCGGTCGCATATACGCGAGGGATGGCGGGTAGCGTGGGCAATCCTGCCATGCAAGCCCGGTACATTAAACCTCGCGCCTGCTATGCAGCGGTCATGGTCAACGAAAAACCAGAGACGGATCTGCGCTGGCTCGGCAACCCGTTATACCCTCAACCCCAACCGAAAAAGGAGTAGATATGTATGGCTGATGATTCATATGAACGCTGTGCCAAAGTATTAGGAGACTGTTCAAGATATATCACGGACATTAAAACGTTCGTTAAGGAGTACGGTGCAAGCGCATGGCAGATTCGAACCTGCACTCGCTATCATCTTGCCCGGTTTGCTATATCCACAAACGAGTTCATTCTGGACAAGCTGCGGGACGACGCGATACGCAGTGCCCCACCGCGCGAACCGGCCTGGGCATCGCCACCAGATGCAGGCGACGTATGGTCGCCGCAGTATAAAGAAAAGATGAACGCCGTTTTCGGCGATTTGGGCCACCCCATCAAAGAAAACCCAATTTTTAATAACGAAAAGGAAGCAATTATGAAAGCATTTGAAAAGCGTGACTTTATCTACGGCAAACCAGCAGCAGACGTACCGGACGAAGAAATCTTCGGCATGATCGCCAAGCTGGAAGCAGATATCAAAACCCTGGGCCAGATCCACGCTAAGCCTAAGGCACTGATGACAAAGATTGACGACATGCACGAGCAGATTAAGGCGCTGGTGTTCTACGTCGATAACCGCCCAAAGAAGTAACCCACTGACGAGCTACTGTGACAGGTAGCGAAACCGCTGTGAAGCGGTCTGGGAAGTCACCATTTAGGAGGTATCATGCAACAAATGACTGCGTTAGAGAAGCACACCTACGAAGGCGCCCCGTTTATGGACTTAAACGTCCTTGTCGAATGGGATGGCACCGGGCAACGTTACTTCTACATCACAACCATCACCGAAAAACAGTATGACGATCTTGGTTGGTATGGCGTTAAACTGGTAGCGCAAGAATGGGCCACCCGTAATAAACTGATCTACAAGGACTACAGGGCAGACACCCTGAAGATGGCAATTAAACTCGACTAACTAAGATATCATGAAAAAAGCTGTCATTGCACCATTACTGTTCTGTATGTCCGTCGCTTATGCCAACGAGTCTGAATCATGGCTGGTCGTAACGGCTGGGTCTTACCACACCAACCGCGATATCGCCCATGCGAAGAACTTCAACGAGGCGAACTTCGGCGTCGGTCTAGAATACAAACTAGACCGAAACTGGCGCTTGTCTGGCGGGTATTACAAGAACAGTTATCACAATGACACTTTCTATGCTGGTGCGATCTGGTTGCCCTTGCAGTCGCAAGATGGTGTGGTCAAAGCTGGCATTCAAGCAGGCTTACTCACTGGCTATCCTCAGTACAACAGAGGTGTCGGGCCGGGTGCAGCAGGTGTTATAATGTTTGAGGGCAAAAAGGTTGGTTTGAACCTGATGTTCATCCCGGCAGCAGAGAAGTCCGGTTCGTCGGTTATTGGCTTGCAACTTAAGATGAGGATCTAATGTTATACCTTTCAGCTTTTGCCGCCATATTCACAATGGTTGCACTCTATGTTCTAGTAGCACGTGAATTTGATCGGCGGCTTGCATGGTTTGCTGTCATGCTTGCCACCCTCGCTTCAATGCTACTGGTTATTATCTTACTCACATTTACTCATGTTAGAGGTTATATATGAAAACTCCACTCCACGCCAAGCTTCCTTTCTCGCTTGGTGAAGTCCTTACAGACAAAGAAGTTGCAGGATTTTTTGATGAACCCTCCAATGGGGCGTATATCACTCTGGATGCACCTGATCACGGAGCTTTAGCACTTATCACCTGGCGGTTGAATGGCGAAGAACGCAGCATCAAACAAGAAGAGACTGCCAAGTTCATTGCTCGCGCATGTAACAACATTGACAAGGCAGAAGAGCTCTTGAAAGACCTGGACACGGTCAGCCGCATGGCTGCTGTTGACCTGCTCAGCAAAGACCAGTCGCATGAACTGCTGAGGTTGGGCGCAAAGTACCAGGCTGGCAGCTTCCAGGCATTACAATCGCGCATTGCTTTTACTGTTCACCAATATTTTGCTGATAAGGACAAGGAACCACGCACTTAAACCGCTTGCACCGCAACCCCTAGCACACCCCCCAGCACCGCACAGCACGCGCGGCATCGCATTTAAAATGCTTAGGGGGTGCGCAGGGTAGCGGGTTAAAATTAAACAGCTTAAAACGCGTTTTAAAAGGTGGACAGATGGCAACCCTCGTTGAAGAAAATAGCTTGCAAAGGGCTATTGCTCGAGCACTTGAAAAGGAGGCTAAAGAAAAAGGCTTAGTTCTGGACGGAACGTATCTCGAAACGACTTACATTATGACCGCTCAGATTGGCCCAAAACAAATCACCATTACGAACAAGAACTATGATGCTTTCGTAGAATCCGTTAAAGCTGTGCAAGCACGGTTCCCGAATGCGAACTATTACTTTCTCGCAAGCATGGTAAAGAAGGAGTATTGATGCCCAACAACAAGAAGCCCCGCAAGGTTATGGGCAAGCGGCCCATTCGTCGTTCGGGAGGCTTGTTCGTCATCCACAAGCGTAACCAAGATGAAAAACGCAAACAGTTCTTAACAACAGACGAAGTTGTCAAGCATTCGACGGCTTACCACACTGCTGTCGATTTAATGGTGGCCGGTCAAGCTACCCTGTGGAACTTTGACACATTAATACATTCAACCAACGTGATGTGTATTATTGCTGAGCAAATGGCTCCGGACTTGCTGCTCATTATTTTGCCTAGTCTGGATGGTTTGAGCCGTGCGCGAAAGCGTTTTCAAGATACTGGCAAAATTGGTCTTGACGGCGATGCACTTAACGCTCTAAAAGCCGCTGCTGACATTCATGAATCTTTATTGGAACAATGCACGGCAGGTGAGCTTAGCGATGCCTTAGAAGAGGCCTACCGCCGCGTCAGCGTCGGGCATATCTTCAAAGGTTTGAAAGAGCCTCACACATTCGTAGAATGAGTCCGTCTTAACGGACGTTGCATTTTGCGGTATAATAACAGTTTTACCCCGTAGCACAACCGTAGTATCTATAGATAGGAGTCACACCATGCCAACGAAACAGATTGACGATAATAAGCGTCCCATCGTCAGCCGCTATTACGAAAATATCCGCGCAACCCGCATTGTAAAGACGACACGTTCGCTTCATGCTAACAGCGCAGTCATCAACGCGACTAACCACATGCAGTTGAACCACTACGGCGCACGCCTGGTCGAAGTGTATGACGAGCGTGACGGCAAGCCTCATGCGTCAATCGTGTTACATGCCAATGGCAACCTTGAAATCATCTTCAAGCGCGAAGTTAAGGAGGGCATGTGATGAACAAGGTCAACCGATCCCAAGCTCTTATCAACTCTGGCAAGGCTCGCGCTGCAATTAGCGCGTTCTTCGCCAACAATCCTGAAGAACGTTACGCAGCTGAACAGGTTCATGCAAACTGCGTTCCGACCATGCATGACATTGGCTACGATCATCACCAAGTTCGCGGCATCCTTAATGCAATGGTCGGCAATGGTCAGCTTACCAAGGAAAAGGAAGGTCGTTCGGTTCTTTACAGCCTGATAGCGCCAGCTACCAAACCCGCGAAGCAGCCAAAGGCTCCGCGAAGTGTGGCCAACAACTTGCCACCGAACGTTAAATTACAGTTCGTCAAAAGCACTGGCAATTTGCGCGTTCAGTTCAACGGCCTGGTCTTTGAAATAGGAGCAGTAGACGAATGAAAGATTGGACAGCCCAGCAATTAAACGCGAAGCTGCCCGCCTTTAAGACCTTCCTGACCGCTCGCGGCGGGGAGGTTTTAGAACCCACAAGTGAATGGGAGGTTGTGCGGTTCAGAAGCGGCAGCAACACTTCCATTATTTACACGAACAAGAAGGGAATATTGAATTTTTATGGCGAAGATGCGAAAGCTGCCTTAGACGCCTACCGAACCAACGGTAGCTGGCGTGCCAATCTGCATGTCTTTAAGAACCGAACAAAGAATTCCTCGGTTGTATGCCGAACATTGCGCAAGCGTGACGGCAATAACTGTTTCTTTTGCCTCAAAGGTGTGAAGGCTGAAGAAGAGTCTGAAGAACACCTGTTGTCGCGCACGCACGGCGGAAGCGATCATATCGCTAACAAAGTCCTGGCGCATAAAGCATGCAATTTGAACGCTAATCATTTGAGCGTAGCAGAAAAAATTCGTATTCATGTAGAAGCCCAACTAAAGAAAGCAAGGACTGACTATGAAAACTCCCTTAAGTTCCGCGAATCCTTGCGCCAACAGCGAGGAATCGGAGAACATACTGATAGCGAAAGCACTAGCGATAGTGGGCCAGCGGTTACACAAGCCCGGGGCTTATTTGACTTGCCCGAATCTACTGGAGGAATACCTGATTCTAAAAATTAATAACCGCGAGCATGAAGTTTTCGGGGTTATCTGGCTCGACATGCGACATGGCGTTATTTATGATAGCGAACTATTCCGCGGTACGCTGAATTCTACCAGTGTGTATCCGCGTGAAGTGGTGAAGGAAGCTCTGTTTGCTAATGCGGCGGCGGTGATCTTTTACCACAACCATCCGAGCGGCGTGGTCGAGCCTAGCCCGGCAGACAAGACCTTGACAACCAAGCTGAAGCAGGCTTTGGATCTGGTTGACGTCAAGGTTGTTGACCATATAATTACTGCCGGCAATGCAACGTATTCTTTCTCGAAGAATGGACTGCTATGACTAATTATCTGCAAATGCTGAGGAGTCTTGATTGTAAGGAAATGGCGCAGCATTCGTGCATCAACCACCATGTTGACGGCATGAACTATATCTGCTTATTGCGCACGGATGAATTAACGATTAAGATTTATATGATGGGCCGGCCGGAAAATCCAAACAATGGTTTTCTGGTGAACCCGCATTCGCATCGTTATCCGTTTGATTCAACTGTTTTGTGCGGAGAGCTCGAGCACATCCGGTTCCATAAAACCAGCACCACTTTCAAGGGCGTGAAAGTGTGGTCAGAATACCAGTACAGCCCGGAGACCCGCGAAATCGTGAACATGGGTGAAGCCCAGTTCTTTATGTCGTCTGTATATCATACCGAAGGTGGTTCGTATTTTGTTAAGTCAGATGAAATACACACCCTTCGGTTTAATGACGATAAGCCGGTCATAATTGGTTTAACACAGTTCGCAGACGAACGCGAACACTCTGAGTTGTACCTGCCCCGGGAGCAAAAAGGTTTTCTGCAACCCAACTCACGCTGTCCAACCGTTGAAGAGCTTGAAGAGCTCAAAGTTGTTGCTATCAAACGTATATTAGAGGCTTAACCATGATGGAAGAAATCCTTACAGGACGTCGGCGGCTACGCATACACCGACGCATATTGCTTGACAATCTGCTGGTTGTCGAGGTTGAAGTTAAAATCACTGTGCCTAGTGCTACAGGCGATCGCAGCTACACCGCATGGCGCGATATGCGCCCCGAAGATTGCACAGTTTGGGTGGAGGTGGATTCATGTCTGACAAATTGAAAGAGACATATCGGGCAGAGTTCTTGAACCTTGCTCTGGAATGCGGAGCACGTCTAACCGGAAAGCCTGACGGTAGCGAACCAATTGAAGTGCAGTTTCCTATCCCGGCCTGGAGAGCGTTCGACAAAGCTACTGCGCATCTTGACCCATCACAAGTCTGCGAAGACGTTGCGGCCAAAAGCAATAACTCGCTTTTCAGGTCTGGTGCGAAGGTTTGCGCGGCTGAAATTCGCAAGGAAGCCAGCGAGGCAGCGCAGGAGCCGTTCCTTCCAGAATTGCCGAAGCCTGCGTTTATGTGCTCCACAGCAGTTCCAGAAGATACGCCAGCATTCACAGAAATTCAAATGCGCGAGTATGCAGGCAAATATGCGAAGGCATGGCGCGGAATCATGACATCTGCTGACGAAGCTGAGAAGCGACTTGCCGCACAGCCAGCACCGGCAAGGGATGCGCAACTGCGACTTGTTGCGATCATCAATTCGGCTACTAGCTTGGGCGAGCGTGCCGCATACGGGCTTGCCGACTCAATTCTGAGTGCCCTGCAATCCCAGCCAGCACCGGAAGCCGGTAAGACTTTCGACCAGTGGGCCGACGACACCAAGTTTTTATGCGACCCGCCGTTCCGTGCAATGCGGCAAGCATTCCGGGAAGTATGGGCTGAAGCTTTAAAACATGGGGGCGACAATGCAAAATGAATGGCTAACAGGTAGAACCAGGCACGATCAGCGGTTCTGCGGCGTGTTGTTCAACAAGAAGTTGGTACTCGTCTTGCAGGTTGAAGTGACATGGGACGAAGGCCCTTCTGATTCGAACGGTATGCCGGAATACCTGCCGGGCCGAGGCTGGCGCGATGCTACGGTCATTGATCTGCAACGTCTTAATGCCGCAGTTACAGTTTTGAAAGCTGTGAAATGACTAACGCGCAAATTCCCGCTCCCGCCGTTAAACTCTGTCAAAGTTGCTGGCGCAGACCTGCTGTGGCGCTCTTCAATGGTCGGCTTCGTTGTCAGGTGTGTTTAGACCATACGAAGGCCGCTGCAAGCAAGGCAAACAAGACGTAAAATATATTTACGCGCCCCCGTTGTGATGTTTTAACGGGGGCATTATAATTACCTTCCCCCAACGTTTGCACAGCGCCATGCCAACTATAATGGATGACACGAATCCGGCGCAATCCGAGTTCGATAAAAAATATATCACAGCATGGGAAGTGATGCGTACCGTGGGTGTCACCCGCGCTGCATTGCTCTATGCTCGGCGCACTCATAAACTCCCCGACCCTATTACCCTCAACGACGGAACTTTATTTATCTGGTTGCGCGAAGATGTGCAGCCGTACCTTGACGCTTGGAAGATTGTTCTCGATACGCGCCGGGGTCACTGATGGCAATTAATTATGATCGCATCCCAGAAGAATTGCGCTGGGATAGAAGTTGGTGCATCGCAGGTAAAGATGAAAACACAGGTCGGTATCGCGCACCATACGGATACGGGCGCAGAGGACTGTTTCACGTTAGTCCGGTCAAACCGGAACAATGGTCAGATTTTGAAAGCATTGTAGAAATTGCTGCGGCTAATCCTCCATGCGGGATAGGTTACGTTTTAGCTGACACAGACGCTTATTCCGTTATTGATCTGGATATTAAGGACGCAACTACTGAACCTGACCACACTAAATGGACATCTCAGGAGCAGATCGACCGCTACCATCGTATTATCACAGCGTTTGACACTTACACCGAGCGCAGCGCCAGCGGTCTGGGCTTCCATATCTGGGTGCGCGGCAAAATTGGTGACGGCCTTAAGCGCGATGGCGTAGAAATCTATTCGCGTGAGCGGTTCATTGTCTGTACGGGTAACGTGTTCCTGGACAAACCTATTGAGGCGCGTCAAGACCTGCTAAATCTGCTTGCTGCGGAAATTAGCCAGGCTTCCCCTGCTTCACATGGTGCGTTTGAGCTCGTAGAGATCGAACCTACCGAATCTGACACCGCTATCTTCAGGCGTGCAGCAACCGCAGATAACGCGGAAAAGTTTATCGATCTATGTGACGGCAATTGGTCGGGCAAATATCCTTCGCAGTCAGAAGCTGACCTAGCATTGATGTCAATCTTTACTTTCTACAGCCCGTCGAACGAACAGTGCCGTCGCATGTTCCGCCTAACTGAGCTAGGTAAGCGGGCAAAAGCAACTAAGAACGATGTCGCTCTAAACCGCATACTGACGGTTATTCGCGCAAGGCAAGCTAATGCAGAACTGGTCGACGCTGCTGCGGCTGCTGCTGCCAGTATGCTAGTTGCTAGCTTAAATGCACCCCTAGCACCGCAGGCAAGCGCCCCCAGCACGCAAGCGCAAGCAAGCGCACCCTATACCATACCCGCACAAATAAACCCCCCAAAACCGCTGCAAACAAGCGTCCAATTCGAGCGCATCCCTCTGCCCGAGGAACTGGAAGGTTATGTACCGCCACCTCTGCCAGAAACAGAGACGCGTGAGATAATGCAGAAGACAGCTAGCATTGATTGGCCGCCAGGTATCTTGGGCCGGGTTGCGCGGTTCATTTACCACAACTCGCCGCGCCCTGTTCAAGAGGTGTCGATTGTCTCCGCGTTGGGCTTCGCTGCCGGAGTGTGTGGTAAAGCTTACTGCCTCCCGCAAAGTGGCTTGAACTTGTATGTCGTTTTGATTGCTAGGTCTGCAATCGGTAAAGAGGCAATGCATAGCGGTATATCCACAATTGTGAAACAAGTGGCTGACACTTGCTCACGTGTGACGCAGTTCATAGATTTTACGGACTATGCTTCGGGGCCAGCTCTGCTGAAAGCGGTCACTGCGAACCCAAGCTTCGTGAACGTATCTGGTGAGTGGGGGCGTAAGCTGCGCAGGTTATCAATGGAAGACGGACGTGACGGGCCTATGCAACAGTTGCGCACGGTGATGACTAATATGTACCAGAAATCCGGGCCGTCCTCGATTGTTGGTGGTCTTGGTTACAGCGATAAGGAAAAGAACGTTGGGAGCGTGTCTGGCGCAGCGTACAGCATGATTGGCGAAAGTACGCCTGGCGGGTTTTATGATTCGCTTACCGACACCATGATGGAAGACGGGTTCCTTAGCCGCTTCACCATTATTGAATACACGGGCGAACGTCCAACAGCTAACCCAAACATTGTAGATACGCTTGATGAAGATTTAAAGGCGCATTTGGCAGCACTGGCGGAAGCTGCTTTAAAGACGACATTAGGTTCCCCTGTATATGTCACGCAGAACCCCGAAGCTGAGGCGCTTCTGCAAGCTTTCGATCTGGAATGTGATACCAATATTCGTGCCGCAGGTGAAGATGAAAGCACCAGGCAGATGTGGAACCGTGCTCATTTAAAAGCGAGCCGCATCGCGGCACTGTTGGCTTCGTGTGACGACTTTGAAATACCAATCATTAACAAGGGGCATGCCGAGTGGGCTATTGCGGTTATCCGCAAGGACATTGCAATTATGCAACGGCGCATTTCTTCTGGTGATGTCGGTATTGGTGACAGCCCCCGCGAGAAGAAGATTCTTGCAACCCTCCAGTTATACTTGTCCAAGCCTGTACCTGAAAGCTATGGTGTTCCTGACAAGATGCGGGTAGATGGCATCGTGCCTCGTAAATATCTGCAAATCGTTACAAACAAAGCGACCGCATTCACCCAACACAAACTCGGTTCCAATGCTGCTCTGGATCTCACCATGAAGTCTCTGGCAGATAGCGGATATGTTTCAGAAGTGCCTAGAGATAAGATGGTTAGCGGCTACAGCTTCCATGGGAAGGCGTATCGCATTATCAATCTCCCTCGCTTCCCTGGAGGTACAAAATAATCACATCTGCATAATTGTGTTGTTTGGGTAGTTTGTTTGCGGTATAATTTAATTGAAAGGTTAATTATGACATTTGGACAAGATATTGATAAGTTCAACCGGATGTATAAGTTGCCGGTAGCCACACATCCAACCTTGCTGCAATTGGGGGTCCCTGCTTGGAACAGAATGGTTGCCTTTAGAAACATTTTGAGCGAGGAGCTGGATGAGCTCGACCCAATTTTAGGCAAGTTGTTAAGTATCCAGACGGGTGCGCTTTTCAACCCTGCCGATTTTAAACTGGAAGGTGAACCATATGTACCAACGACCGTGGACGTGCTCACGGACTTGGCAGACTTGCTTGGTGATATCCAGGTCTATTGCGCGAGTGAAATGGCGAAGTTCGGTCTGCCATTGGACGCGGTACTGACAATCATTATGCAGTCTAACTTGTCGAAAATGGGTGCAGATGGTAAGCCTATTTATGACGAGCGCGGCAAGTTGCAAAAGGGGCCGAATTACTGGAAGCCTGAGCCAAAGATTCGCGCAATGCTCACTGCCTTGCGTAGCGGTGAAGAAGCACCTGTACCAACCGGCCTGACGGGCATTTTCGACCCGCTGCCGTTTGTAGAAGAATGACCCACGGCGTACCCCTTTCCGCCAACGGGTTGTAACTGAGTTTCTGGCATTGGTCTCAGTCTAAATAAAACCAGTGCCAACATTGGAGCGCCTGGATAACGCAGGTGTCGGCCTTAACCTTGCCCCCGACAGGGCATCCCTCGCCGTAGAGGGCCGGGTGTTCCAATGTTGGTAAGTAGGAGCAGAGTCTCGCGCTACAAGGACTGAGAAGGACGCTTAAGAGGAACTGAGTTAATCGCCATATGCTTTTGCTATGTCTCAAACGGAGTAACGAGAGGCGTTGATTACGCCAGAGGGTTACACCGGCTTGCCAACAATTTCTATTAACCAAGTCTGAAAGGGGTTTTCATGACTGCTATCATTAAACCTGCGGTGACGCAGGAAGAACTGAACCGATGGTATATCGTTTCAGAACAGCTCACCAAGTTGAAAGACGAGGAACTCGAGTTGCGCAAGAAAATTTTCGGTGCCACTTTCACAGCACCGAAAGAAGGTGTCAATAAGAAAGACCTGACCGACGGCTGGATTATCAAGGGTGACTACAAAATCAGTCGCACGATTGATGTTGCAACCCTGACCAACATGGCCAAAACCCTGGCGGAGCACAAACTCCCAATGGAAGATCTGATCCGCTACAAGCCTGAGCTCGTTCTTAGTGCATACCGCACCCTGAACGAAGAACAGCGCAAGGAATTTGACCAGATCTTGGTTATCAAGGAGGGTACACCGGGCCTGGAAATCGTCAAACCAAAACGCAGTTGAACAATGGGGCTTCGGCCCCTGAACCTAGTTAATAAGAGACACACAAATGAGCCTTGTAGATACAACCCTTCTAAACGACCCTGACTATAACCCTGTCCCGCTGCTGGATGCTGCTTCTCGAGTTCTCGGTGTCCGCAACGACCGCCAGCTGGCCTTTGCAATCGGCGAAGCTCCCTCCCGCATTTCCCGCATCCGTCACAAACGCGCTCCAGTGACAGCGGAAATACTACTTCGTTTTCATGCCGCCACCGACTTGCCCATTCGCACGTTGCGTAACCTGATGGGCGACACTAAAGCAAAATACTTCGGCGCAACATACTGGAATCCGACAAATGACCACACACCAAGCGCCACCTCCGCAGAAGCCTGAAAACTCCGGCGGTGACGTCAACTACTATCTGGTTGAAGTACCGCACCCGAAGCGCCTTGAACCTTACACCGCTGAATGCGAGGACATTATTGAAGCACTCGGCATGACGTTTGCGGAGGGCTGCGAGTTCAAAGCCCTTTGGCGTAGCTGCGCCGCTCGCACGCTGGGTCTGCTCAAAGCGGGTAACGACGCTGAGGGTATCCGTGACGCTGAGAAGCAACAGTATTACGCCACCCGCACTCTTGTTCAACGCAGAAGAAAGGCTAGCAAATGAAAACTGAAGCTTATGAAGTAGTATCAAAAGAAGGCTACCGCAATCTGTACTTCAACGTTGACCGTGCCAAAGCTACTGCGGACGGTGATCAGGTTATTGCGCTGGTCAAGCGTGATGAGGTGCGCGGGGAGGCCGAGTATGCAGATCTGGTTCGTAAGCTTCAAAAACTTGTGTTTGATTGGGAGCAAGGTATAACTAGCCCGACCAATGTTGGATTCAAACTGCGCGAGGCGATTCAAGGTGCGGAGGTACGGTCATGAAAAAGACATTCTGCGATTGCTGCGGTGATGAAATGACAGGATGCGAGAGTGTTTTCAGAACAAATGACAAGCGTCCGGAAAACACGATCCCCGATCTAGGCAGCAACATCCCCGTCAAGGTTGAATTGCGGGTTTTTACTACCGTCTCCGGTGAGTTCGACATCTGTGAGCGGTGCAAGTGGCGAGCTGTTGATCGCATTGACCCGCGCCCTACTGTTCAAACTCCTCCGCGAAAGCTGAGGCTTATTCCGCCAACGCGGTCTGAAGTGACCGAGGCAGCAGACGGAGCGGGTTTCAATAGCCCCGTCTTAGTTTCAAACCTTTGCAACTTTGTCACCCTTCTTCTCAAGAACGCGAGGTACGAAGAATGATTATCAAGCCTATGCGAGCGGCGAATTATATTCCCGCTAAGATCAAGTTCCCGGTCTGGGCAGAGCCGAAGGTCGATGGTGTGCGCGGTCACAACCCTGAAGGCACACTACTGTCTCGCACCCTAAAGCAGTTCAAGAACAGGTACACAACTGACTTCTATAGTGCGCCAGAATACATCGGCTTTGATGGTGAGTTTGCGGCTGAAGCTGAAACGCACCCCGACCTGTGCCGCCTCACGTCGCAGGCACTTCGCACAGTTGAAGGCAAACCTTTCACCCTGTGGCATATCTTTGATCATGTAACCGAAAAGACACGCAAGTGGCCTTACCGCGACCGTTATTTCTTTGCAGATGACAGACTGCGCACCTTGCAGTCGGAAGGGTTGTGTGGTCATCTGCGCTTAATATCTTACACGGTCTGCGAAAATCTGGAAGAGCTTATGGCCGCTCATCACAGGCACATGCTACTTGGATATGAAGGGACTTGTTTCTATGGGCCGCACGTCGCGCACAAGGAAGGTAAGAGCTCGCCGACGCACAATGGTGTTCTACGCATTAAGGACTTCGTTGATACTGAAGCGGAAGTCCTTGAACTGGAGGAAGGGGAAGAAAATCTTAATGAAGCGCAGACCAACGAGCTCGGGCGTTCGTATCGCACTTCTCACAAGGAAAACAAAATTCCTAATGGAATGGTTGGTACGCTTATCTGCCGGCAGTTGACCGATGTTTTCGACCCAATGGATGAAACGAAGCTACTCATCCCGAAGGGGCAGATTATCCGTGTATCGCCCGGCAAGATGACGCATGAAGAACGGGCGTTCTACATGAAGCACCCAGAGAAGATTATTAAGCAAATCATCAAGCACAAGTTCTTCCCGCACGGTATCAAAGACAAACCGCGCTTCTCGAATTACCAGTGCATTCGCATGAAGGAGGATCTATGAAATGGTGGGCTCTCTTATGCGTGATGTTTGCAGTGCTGGTGTTCTGTGGCATGGTTGGCCCGGATGAATGGGACGAATGCGCAGAAAAACATAGCTGGATATACTGTTACAGAACACTGACAAAAACAACTATCCATCCAGAAAATTCGCTTGCGGCAAAGTAGTTTCCCACGCAAAATATATACACCTGCCGCCCATGCGGTAGAGACCATAACCACACTCTCTCTCTCGGGAGCGTGTGCCTTTACTTATCGGAGCAATATGCCTATTCTTGACACGGTCACCCATACTAACGCTAAGACAGGCATTCGTGCTGTTATTGCTGGCGTCGAAAAGATGGGTAAAACCACTCTTGCAGCCAGCGCCCCGCGCCCTCTGCTCGTCCCCCTGGAAGCCGGCTTTGCCGGTGTCCAAGTCAGCAAAGTTCCAATGCTGGAACACTTTGACCACGTCGACATGCTCATGGACGAAATCATTGCCGCTGCACAGCAAGGTCAGTTCCCCTACCAATCTATTATCTTCGACAGTGCAACTGCACTGGAACGCCTGATCCACCAAAAGATCATCGAAAAGGATCCTTCCTACGCTAAAGGGAATGGCAAAGCTGTAACAATGGAAAGCGCACTCGGCGGCTATGGAAAGGCGTACCAATACGCCAACGAGGTCTTCGGTACGTTCCTCACCAAGTGCGATCAATTGGCCGTGTATGCGGGCATCAACATTATTTTAACCTGTCACGTATTCGCGGCTAAAATAGTCGACCCTACACACGGCGAATATGATTCGTGGGACATCCTGCTGCATTCCCCCAAGAACCAGAAGACTTATGGCAAGCGTGAAATGCTCACCCAATGGGCTGACGTTATCGGGTTCCTGTATGAGCCCATGTACGTTACCGAGGGTAAGAACATGAACAAAGGCATCAGCGCAAATCAAGGTCGCGTGCTTGCTGTGACCCGTACTCCCGGATATGTTGCGGGGAACCGCTTCGGTGTAGTCAACACCATCTCCCTCCCGAAGGACAAGGGCTGGAACTACCTCGCACACGAAATTTATCAAGCTAGCGGTTTCGATTGTTACAACCGGGATTGATCATGGAACCAGTAGAACTGACACCGCAACAAATCATGCGACAAGTTACCCCGGCGATCCAACCTGTCCCGTTGTATCTTTCGTTTATAATTCACACCCTGTTTCGTGACGGCTTGCCGCACGGATGGGGTAAATAAAGAATTGGACAGGTAGCTCAGTCGGTAGAGCGCCAGAGGTCTTGCAATAGCCTGAAGCCCGTTCTGACGGAGAGAAGCATTGCAAAAGATCACGCTGTATATGAAGAGGTCGCGGGTTCAAATCCCGCCCTGTCCACCCAATTTTAAACCGCTTTGCTGACTGGCGGCTAACAGTCAGCAACTCCAATATTGGAACTAAAATGGCAATTATTAATTTTGACGCACGTCAAGTCGCACCTGATGAAGGCCGCATGGGGCCTGTGCCAGCGGGCTGGTATCTGTTGGCAGCGAAAGAAACAAAGGTTGAGCCGACCTCGGATACTCTGGGCACCAAGCTGACCGCTCAATTCACCATCCTGGAAGGCATGTACAAAGGCCGCACCGTGTACCATAACTTCAATATCAAGAACAACAGTGAAAAAGCGCAAGAAATCGGCCTGAAGCAACTGAGCGCCCTGTGCCACGCAACCCGCCTCTTGGTCGTGCAAGATACTTCCCAACTGCACAACGTCCCATTCAAAGCGAAGCTGAAGATTGTTGCAGCCGTGATGGATCCGCTCAACCCGCTAGTCGAGAAGTACGCAGCCAAGAACGAAATCACCGCGTTCAAAGACGCTGCTGATCCTTCGGCTGTGGATGCTGCTGGTTCTGGTATCAATCTGTCTGCACCTGCTCCAACCAGCGGCGCTGCTTTCACTCCGCCTCCTGTTGCCGCTGCTCCGGCTGCTGCCCCTGCTCAAGCTGCCGGTGGCTGGGCTCCCCCTGCTTCACAGCAACCGTGGCAGCAACCCGCCCCAAACGCTCAACCTGCCCCACAAGCTGTCCAGGTCCAGCCGACGACCATTGCTCCCTCACCGGCGCCTGCTGGTGCCCCTCCAGCCTGGGCTAATGCACCCGCTCAAATCCCGGCGCAAGCACCTGCTCAAGCTCCAGCGCAGTCTGCACCTCCCGTGACTGCTGCACCGGACGGTCAGGTTATGCCTCCTTGGATGCAAGACCAACCTGCTCAGTAATCTGTGAGCAATACCCTCTCAGGAGGGTATTTAAGTGACTGCGCCGACAGCGTGGTCACTTAAATAGAATAACCACACAACAAGGCATCCATGGCACAGTTCCACCTCGCGTTAAAGACATTGACCGCAATCGAAACTGCAATTGCTGCTGATCAAGGTGCAAAATTCCGCACGTTCTTAGGACAGGTCATCCCGCACATGAAGGATGCCTATCGCGGGGAAGACGAAGGGTTCCGCAGCCACTTGGGCGCGTCTGTAATTGGTAAGACCTGTGGACGGCATATCTGGTATGGCTGGCGCTGGGCACATAAGCCCAAGTTCTCAGGTCGCATGCTGCGTTTGTTCAACCGAGGGCATTTGGAAGAAGCACGCTTCATCGCTTGTTTGCTGACGATCGGTGTACAGGTTTATCAGCAGGATGAAAACGGCAACCAGTTCCGCATTAGCGAGCTCGGCGGACATCTTGGCGGCTCCGGTGACGGCATTGGTGTGGCCATCCCAGACCTTCCGCCCAATACCCCTTGCCTACTGGAATTCAAAACCCATAACGACAAGTCTTTCAAGAAGCTGCAAAAAGAAGGCGTGCGTAGTGCAAAGTTTGAGCATTATGTTCAGATGTGTTCGTACCTGAAGAAGATGGGTTTAACTTATGCTCTTTATGGTGCAGTCAATAAGAACGATGACGAGCTGCATTTGGAAATCATTGTGCTGGATCCAAACATTGCAGACCAGTTCCTAGACCGCGGGCGCAAAATCATTATGATGAGAAAGGCACCTGAGCGTTTGCCCAATGCCTCGCCAGGTTTGTTTGATTGCCGTTATTGCGACGAGCTAGATATCTGCCACCACAACAAACCAATGGAACGCAACTGCCGCACCTGTCTGCATTCGGAACCCCGCGAAGATGGGACGTGGTGGTGTGAGAGCAAGAAGCGTCAGATGGACATGCTGTTCCCATCCTGTAAGCCTGAAAATGCAAGTGACGGGGAAACCTTTCAGCTATCTAAAGAGCGTCAGCTAATTGGTTGCCAAGACTTTTACGAACCAATCTGAGGCGGCTATGAGAATATTCGGATGGACTCTCGACCAAGCTGCTGCGGCCAAGGCGTATCACAAAACTTGCACAGGGCTAGATCTTCAGCCGACTTGCTCAGGCATGGCGCAGGTTCAGCGTTTCTGGCGCAGCAAACGGCGTGACGATCCTTGCGAAACCAAGTTTGAGGGCATCGAACCTACAAAAGACTTTGATTGGGTAATTGAAGTCATTAAGGCTACTTAACCATGGCGCTCATTCCACGCGACTATCAAAACGGCGCGGTTGATAGTCTATTCCATTTTTTCAAAACGCACCCCGACCCAATCGACAATCCTGTTGTCGCTCTACCTACAGGTACGGGCAAAGCACTTGTCATTGCTGAATTCCTGCGACGTGCTTTTGCAATGTATTCAAAGCAGAAGGTTCTCGTAGCAACCCACGTTAAAGAGCTCATCGACCAGAATTATGAGGAGTTTCTGGAGCAGTGGCCGCAAGCCCCCGCCGGCGTCTATAGCGCCGGGCTTAACCGTAAAGATACCCTGAACAGGATTATCTTTTGCGGTATTGCGTCTATCGTTAAAAATCTGCAAGAGTTTGGTAAAGTCGACATATTGATGATCGACGAATGCCACTTGTTAAGCCAAGACGATGAGTCGATGTACTTGCGCGTCATCGCTTTGCTAAAAGCAATCAACCCTCGTTTGAGGGTAGTTGGTTTGACTGCAACGCCTTGGAGAGCTGGGCAAGGTAAGATCACCGACGACGGTATCTTTACACATATCTGTTATGATGGCACAGGTATGAAAGCTTTCAACTGGTTCATCAAGCAGGGCTATCTGGTTCCAGTAGTCCCGAAGCGTACAGAAACATTCCTGGACGTTAGTGGTGTGCATCTGCGCGGCGGTGAGTTTGTCGAGAAAGAACTGCAACTCGCTGTCAATAAAGACGAGATCACTTATGCAGCTCTAAAGGAAACACTTGGACAAGCGCATGACCGCAAGCACTGGTTGATCTTTGGTGCCGGTGTTGCTCACGTTGTCAGAATTACAGAAATGTTAAACGCGATGGGTGTTTCTGCTCGTTGCGTCCATAGCAATACCAAAGATTATAAAATGACAGCCAAACAGCGCGATGAAAACATTGCAGACTGGAAGGCTGGCAAGTTCGTTGCAATGGTAAATAACGGCATCTTGACAACAGGCGTGAACTTCAAAGCTATTGACCTGATTGTTATGTTGCGCCCAACACACTCAACCGTGCTGTGGATTCAGATGCTGGGTCGTGGGACGCGTCCGCTGTATGCACCAGGCTACGACATAACCACACTCAAGGGTCGTCTCGACGCAATCTTCAACAGCGCGAAACAGAACTGCTTAGTTTTAGACTTTGCCGGCAACTCCAAGCGGCTTGGACCTATCAACGATCCGGTTATACCTCGCAAAAAGGGTGAAAAGACTGGCGAAGTGCCGATCAAGATTTGTGAAGGTTGCGGTACATACAACCATATCAGCGCCAGGCATTGTGGCGGGGAACCTTTCCGCACGAATGAGGGCTGCGGCATGGAATTCCAGTTTAAAGTCTTGCTGAAGCAGTTCGCAGCTACGGATGAGCTTATCAAGACCGACGAACCCATTATCGAAACATTCACGGTAAAGCAAATCACCTTCCAGCAACATCAAAAAGTGGGCAAGCCTCCGAGCGTTCTTGTCACGTATTGGTGCGGCTTGCATCGGTATAGGGAGTTTATCTGTTTCGAACATGGCGGTCAACCAGAGCGTAAAGCTCGGTCGTGGTGGAAAGATCGCACAGACCTACCTTTCCCACCATCTACAGCCGTAGCATTGGAGCTCGCTGACAAACTGAGAGTCCCTAACACGATTCGCGTTTGGTTGAACAAACCCTACCCCGAAGTCTTGCTGCATGATTTCAGTGAGCCCTCCACTGCAACAGTGAACGTAAAGAAGCCCGAAATGCTATCGATGGATTCTGACATTCCTTTTTAAATGCTGGTGATTAATTTTGTACCGTGCAATAATGTTTTAACGTAATAAAACTAGGGAGACAGAATTGCTGGTATTGATTGACAGATCCGCTATGTGCGTCCGTTACAAGCATCAGAAGGCTAAATGCTTAACCGACCTCATGCACATCGAAATGTCCCACGTTGCGGCATCCGTGGTAGAGCTACATCATCCAATGGTGTTCGACACCTTCACCGACCTGGAGCTTCGGCTGCTGTATCAGAACTTGTGTGGTCAAAAGTTCACAGGGTACAGCCGCGACATACTTTTATCCAATGTGTTCAAGCTTTGCACAGAGCTACCCAATTCCAATTTAAACGGACTTGAGCTAACTGTTCAGTCAGGTAAGATTGGTGAGGAAGATGATGGTTTCTATCGCTACCAGTTTGGCAGCATCTACCCTGCTGCGCTGGAAGAACCGTTTAACGGGCAACCCCTTACAGCGGCGCCGGGGTATGCACCCTTACACACCCCCCTGCAAGCGGTAAAAACAGCACCAGCACCCGCACCGCAAGCGGCAAGCACACCCGCAAACGCACCGCGCCCCCGTAGCGCAGCACCAGCAACAGGTGAGCCGCCCAAGACCGGAAGTAAGACAGGCCGGGTCTGGGAAATTGCCGACAAGGTCTGGACAGATAATGGTAGCCCCTCCAATATCAAACCATTGCGTGGCGCAATCGTTAGCGCATGTGAGGCTGAAGGAATCAATGGATCCACTGCGAGCGTCCAATACTCTAAGTGGCTTAAAACTAAAGGTTAAAATATTTTTGTCGCATCCAGCAAAAATAGCTTGCCCCCTGTAATTTGCTTTGCTATAGTCGTCTCTCTGATTTGCGTAGCACCCTTAACCGTTCGTCCTCAAACCAACAAAGGAGTCCAAAATGTCCGAAAACCAAGCACAATCCGCCGACCAAGCCGCTCAAGCTGCTGCCCAAGCCAAAGCTGACAAAGACGCTGCTGCTCAAGCCAAGCAAGCCAAAGCTGACGCAAAAGCTGTTGCTGACAAGGCAAAAGCTGAAGCTAAACTGATCGCCGACCAAGCCAAGGCTACTGCCAAAGCTGCCGCCGATGCTGCAAAAGCTGAAGCCAAAGCTCAGAAAGATGCTGCTGTCGCTGCTGCCAAGAAAGCCAAGGAAGAAGCTGCCGCTCTGAAAGCCGCTGAAAAAGCCAAGCAAGCTGAAACCAAGACCAAAACTGTCATGCCTAGCAACAACGGCGTCACCCGTCCACGTCCTGAAGGCGCTTGCGGCAAAGTGTGGGCCCTGGCCGACCAACTGTCCAGCGAACTGGGCCAAGCTGTGCCGATCTCCAATCTGATCGTTGCCACTCAAGCTGCCGGCCTGAACGATGCGACTACTCGTACTCAGTACGCTCGCTGGAAGACTTACAACGGCGTGTTCGGCGTCGTTGCTAAGGTTGCCGCTCCTGCTGCAACCCAGACCGCAGCGTAATCAAGCACTGGTTGGCAGTCCATAAAACTGCCATGGAACCGTAGCTCAGCGGAAAGAGTAGCGAGGCATCGCGGACGCAGGTTCGAATCCTGTCGGTTCCACCAATTAATGAGGCGTAAAGACCTAGAGGTCAGACGGAGTTCCATGGCCCGTCGGGGTGGTTTGAATCCATCACGCTTCGCCAATTAAAACCCGTACTCATAAGCTAGGCTTATGATCCTCGTGAGGTAATATGTCAGTAATCAACATCCAACCTGTTGAGAAACAGGATCTCCTCGCACCAACGCTCTCCCTCCACAGTATCTTCTACACAATCCAAGGTGAAGGCCCTTTTACAGGCCACCCTGCGATCTTTGTGCGCCTGGCAGGCTGTAACCTGCAATGTCCGGGATGCGACACCGATTACACGTCAACCCGCGAGGCTATTACCGCAGGCCAACTGTTGTCAAAGATTTTGCTATTGTCTCAACAGACAGAATGCAAGTTTGTCGTACTGACAGGCGGTGAACCGTTCCGTCAAAACATTGCGCCTATCGTTCGTATGATGGTCAGCTCGGGCCTCAAGGTGCAGATCGAAACCAACGGCACGTTGCATCAAGAAGATCTGCCGTGGGACTCTATCACCATCGTTTGCAGCCCAAAAGCTGGCAAGGTCAATGCAAAGCTTGCCCCGCACATTGATGCATACAAATATGTCCTGGCTTGGGATAGCCTGGATGTAAGCGACGGTTTGCCTATCCTCGCGCTTGACCACACTGCTTCGCCCCGCGTAGCGCGTCCGCATTTCGGCTACAAAGGGCTTGTCTATTTGCAGCCTATGGACTCGCAAGATAAGCTGACCAACGAGATGAACATGGACGCCTGTGTCGAATCTTGCATGGAACACGGCTACATCCTGCAACTTCAAATTCACAAACTCATCGGGGTGGAATAATGAACCTCGGCGGCTGGTCTGTAAGTTCTGCGGACGAGCGGGGTGAGTTCCATGTGGTCCCCGTCAACGACCTAGAAGAACACTTCGACGAAGGTTGCAAATGCTGTCCTGTTCGGGATGCAGTATGCGAAAACCTCTGGATGCATAATAGTTTCGACAAGCGTGAGCTTTACGAAACAGGCGAACTAAAACTATCTTAGGAGTCACAATGGCAAAAATAAATAACTGGAGCCTCGGCGGCCATCCAACGAGCCCGTATCAAGCACCTGAAACGAACCTGCGCTTGCATGGTGTGGTCACAGGACACCCCAACTTCCCAGACGGTTCAGAAGTCACAACCAGCCGCATCAAGGAAGTCCGGAACGGCAAGGTGTACACTCATACCGGCAGCGAGTACGAGTTAGGCACCGTTGACCCGGAATATGAAAAGCTCTACCCGAATGCTCTACATCGTCTTTTATCCCGCGCTATACAAATCGAGTCTTCTATTGAAGGAGTCAAAATGAACAAAGGTAAAGCACTGGTCGTTCTTTCTGGTGGTCAAGACAGCACCACTTGTCTGGCATGGGCTATCAACGAAGGTTATGAAGTCCATACCATCAGTTTCGATTATGGTCAAAAACATGTCGTTGAACTGCATGCAGCTCTAGCAGTTGCACGTATCTTGGGCGTACCCGCCTCCAGGCAGGAATTCGTCCCTCTGGGTGCTGGTATTTTGGCAGGCACATCCCCGCTGGTGAACAAAAATGCGGAGCTCGAACAATATGCAGATCATCAATCCTTACCGGGCGGCTTGGAAAAGACTTTCGTTCCCATGCGCAATCAGTTGTTTCTCACTGTCGCTGCTAACCGTGCCTATGTTCTCGGTTGCAGTGTTCTTGTCACGGGCGTGTGCCAGGAGGATTTCGGAGGCTACCCCGATTGTCGCCGTGTCTTTATTGACGCACTCCAAGATGCCTGCAACTATGGTACGTTCACAGGCCAGGGTGACACCTTGCCCCCGCTGCGCATCCTTACTCCACTGATGAGCCTTACCAAGGCTGCTAGCGTGCATCTAGCAATGAAGTTGCCTGGTTGCATGTCTGCGCTGGCTTATAGCCACACTGCTTATGACGGCCAGTATCCGCCGCTCGGACACGACCATGCAACTTTGCTTCGCGCCAAAGGCTTCGAAGAAGCGGGCATCCCTGACCCATTGGTTCTGCGTGCTGTTGGTGAAGGATTAATGGCTTCGCCTAATACGCCGAATTACACCGCTGAATCTATTCTCCATTATCTCAACAACAAAGCTTGACCCATTAACTTGATTTAGGAATAAAAATGAAAAAAGTTCTGTTCGCTTCAATTCTCGCACTAGCTTTTGCAAGTGCGTTCGCAACAAACAACGGGTCGAAAGACCATCACAATACGGTCAACAATACGACCAACAACACGTCGACCAAAAACGAGAACAGCAACGCCAATCTCAACAGCAACAAGAACTCGAACAACAATCTCAACAGCAACACAAATCGCAACAGCGTGAACAACGAAAGCTCAATCACGAATAACAACCGTGTGTCGAACGAGCAGGCTCAGCGCCAACGTCAGCAACAGCACCAGACGCAACAGTCCACAAGCTCGAGCACCGGCGGCGAAGCATCAAACAGCAATAATGCAGCGATGAACGTCAGCATGAGCAATTCGCGCCAGGTCGCTTCAGCTGCAAACGTCACCGTCTTGCCAACCGCTGTCTGTTCTGGCAGCACGGCAGCAGGGGCGCAGGGTGTAGCCTTCGGCGTCAGCTTTGGTACATCCTGGACTGACGAGAACTGTATGTTGCTGGAACAAGTGCGTACAGTTTCCGTCGTACTGGATGACAAGGCTACTGCAAAAGAAATGCTCTGTTCTTTGAAAGCATACCGCGAAGCGCGTCAGCGGACGGGCAAGCCTTGCTCGCATGTGACAACCACCCCGGCGCCCGTTTCGCAAGAATCAACCGACCCGAACGTTCGTGCTGCAATGGGCCTCCCTCCACTGTCTAATTAAGGCGTAACATGCCGTTCTATTCAACAAAGACGTTCCCCCATAGCATCGGGTTGAGCGCAGCATTCCGGCAGTGGCGCGCAGAAAGTCATTGCCGGTTGATTCACGGTTATGCACTGCAAATCAAGTTCACGTTTGGCACCAACGACCTGGACGTGCGCAATTGGTGCGTTGACTTTGGCTCGATGAAAAGCCTCAAGACCTGGATGGAGGACACCTTTGACCACAAACTACTCGTGGCGGAGGACGATCCGGAACTGCAAACGTTCATGATGCTGCAAGCAAAAGACCTAGCTGACATCGTGGTCGTCCCTGCAACCGGCTGCGAGAAGTTTGCGGAGCTCATCTTCGGTGCAACCGAAATCTGGTTGAAGGATAACGGCTATGCACCGCGCTGCTGGGTTGAATCCGTTGAAGTATCTGAGCACGGCGCCAACAGCGCAATCTTTTTAAGGGGAAGAGAATGACAACTAAAATCATTCTTACGCAAGACACCATCAGCCAACTGTCAATTGCTCTGGTCAGAGAAATTGAAAAGGCTTTTGAAAATCGTAATCCAGGCAAAGCGGTTAAAATATACGGCATCCCTCGGGGCGGAATGCAAGCCGCTTATGCTGTGAGCCGATATTTGTTTTGCACAATTGTTGATACACCTGAACAAGCGGACGCTTTTGTTGATGATATCATTGACAGCGGCACAACAATGCGCGAGTATTGCGACAAGTATCCGGGCAAACCATTCTTCGCGCTTGTTGACAAAACCGATCCAGACTGTACCTACAAAAACGACTGGATCGTTTTCCCGTGGGAAGCTGGTGAAGGTACAGGCATCGAAGATAACGTGCGCCGCATGTTGCAGTTCGCAGGTGACAAGCCTGAGCGGGAAGGTTTGCTGGAAACGCCTGCTCGTGTGGCCAAAGCTTACGAACATTGGTTCAGCGGTTACAAAGTGGACATCGCTGGTTTATTGAAAGTCTTTGAAGATGGAGCAGCCGGCTATGACGAAATGGTTATCGTACGTGATATTCCTATTTATAGCAAGTGTGAACACCATGTTGCAGATATTTTCGGCACTGTGTCTATCGCTTATATTCCTAACGGGCGTATCGTTGGGCTTTCTAAGCTCTCTCGTGTCGCGGATGCTTTCGCACGTCGCCTCCAAGTTCAGGAACGACTGACAGGCCAAATCGCGGACGCGCTGATGGAACATCTGCAACCCAAAGGCGTAGGCGTCATCATGCGTGCGCGGCATATGTGCATGGAATCACGGGGCCTGTGTCAACAAGGGCATCACACTATCACCTCTGCGCTGCGCGGTGTCATTAAAACCGACCCTGCGGCTCGAGCAGAATTTATCAACCTCACTATGTAAATCAAATGTCAAACTCTATCATGGAACCAACCAACGGACGCATCGTCTGGTACACCCCGGCAGTAGGCGACGGCCAAATTGTATATCACGGCAAGCCACTGGCGGCAATCGTCTGCAACGTCTGGGGCGACCGCATGGTCAACCTTTCGGTGATTGACGCAAACGGCGTTCACCATGCTCGCACGTCGGTTGTGCTTCTGCAAGGCGATGATCCAAAGCCGTCTTACGGCAACTGCGCCGAATGGATGCCGTACCAAAAGGTTCAACACAACAAGTCTCTAGAGGCGTCAAAGCTGAAGGATCTGAAGGCTTTGGGTCAGCCCTTCCGCGAACCCTTCACAACAGATCCAACCGTTTAAAACGCGCTGTAAGCTGTTAAAATTTGCGGGGGTTGCTAGGGTATAGCGCCCCCGTTTTAATTGCTTGCCGCGCTTGTATGCAAGCGGCATAAGGGGGTTTTATGCAATGCGGTAAATGCAAAAGCGAAATGCTTATACGTCAGGGGAAGTTTGGCCCTTTTTGGGCTTGCCCAAAGTCGTACAAAGGTAATGACCACGGGACAGTCAAAACTGATGGTCGTCTTGCAGAAAATATTTTTGACATAGAAGACGAAAAAGTCCTCGACCAGCTCTACGAACTTGACGGGTATTGACAATGTATCTGTTTCTCGCTGCTGTTTATACTAACTCGTACATGAAGACCCAGAACCGTTATGTCAAGTTGACAGACGTTGAGCAGGGTATCATGGACGCCGTGCCCAACATACTCGAATCATACCACTATGTTAATTCTCAAAAATATGTTGACGTTATGCGTCAGCAAGGCGCAAAAGTATTCCTTGACTCTGGTGCTTTTTCTGCCCATAGCCTTGGTGTATCTATTGATATTCGGGAGTATTGCAACTATATCATACGCAATCGTGATATACTACGGGTTGAAGATGGGAATGTTATGGCTTCTGTCCTTGACGGTATTGGCGACCCTCTAAAGACCTGGCAGAACCAGTTGTACATGGAGTCGCAAGGTGCGAAGCCCCTCCCCTGCTTTCACTTTGGCGAAGACCCGCGCTATCTCGACTGGTACGTCGAGCGTTACGAATATATCACAATTGGTGGTCTGGTGGGACGTTCTGCCAAAGACCAAGAAATATGGCTAGATCGCATCTGGGAAAAGCACATGCTGGACGGTAGTGGACGTGCGAAGCTCAAAGTACATGCATTCGGTATGACCGCACCATGGCTGATGAAGCGATATCCGTGGTACAGCGTTGACTCCTCTTCCTGGATTCAAGCTGCTGCGTTCGGTTCTATCTTTACAAGCGAGCATGGCCCATTGGCGGTCTCCGCACAGTCTCCCAGCAGGCACGACGCAGGCCGGCATTTGACCACACTAACCGACATCGAGCGAGAGTCCGTCGAGCGGATGCTTGCACAAAAAGGTTTTAATTTTGAGCGTCTTTCCACAGTGTACGAGTCCCGCGCATGTTATAATTGTTTAGGGTATGTAGAACTCAATGACCTGATAAACAAGCACCTGGATGAAGTCCAAGGTGTGTTAGACGTACAAAAAGCACAGCAACTATTCTAGGAGTCATGATGAAAGTAATAAACGACGAAGGTTCCCGCCCAATTAAGCTTTGGACGGATGACATCGAAGACGCTGCGCTCAAGCAGCTCAAGAATTTAGCACGCTTGCCGTTCATTGCCGGCAATGGTGTTGCCTGTATGCCGGACGTTCACGCGGGTATCGGTTCGACGGTCGGTACGGTCATTGCTACGGAGAAGGCAATCATCCCTGCTGCCGTTGGTGTGGACATCGGTTGCGGTATGAACGCGGTTCGCTTGTCGCTTAAAGCTTCCGACCTGCCCGATTCGCTTTTGGTTATTCGCAATCAAATTGAGCGTGACGTGCCACTCGGTGCCGGTGGTCGACATCAGAATGACCTTGACGTTAGCTTAAAGTTCGCAAGACTTCCCCTGATGCAATATGCTGTACAGAAAACGCTCAGCGATGTTGCTGGTAGCTGGGAAAAGGCTGGAAAGAAAGCTGCTTGCCAGCTCGGCACGCTTGGTTCAGGCAACCATTTCATTGAACTGTGCATCGACGAGAACCAAGACGTGTGGGTTATGCTGCATTCTGGTTCGCGCGGTATTGGTAACATGATTGGCACCTACTTTATCGAAAAAGCGAAGCGTCGCATGGAGCAGTATTTCATCACCTTGCCTGACGGTGACCTAGCGTACTTCCCGGAAAACACTGACGAGTTTAACGAGTATGTGGAAGCGGTCAGCTGGGCGCAGAACTACGCGCTGGAAAACCGCCGGTCGATGATGCAAGCTGTGCTATCTGCTTTGAGCCGGCATATTCCCGTTGAGTTTGCGGTCACCCATGAAGCTATCAACTGCCACCATAACTATGTTGAAAAAGAAAACCACTTCGGGCGCAATCTTTGGGTTACGCGAAAAGGCGCTATCCGCGCACGTGAGGGCGATCTGGGGATCATACCTGGATCAATGGGACAGCGTTCTTATATCGTACGTGGAAAAGGAAATGCAGAGTCGTATTGTTCATGCTCGCATGGAGCTGGCCGGAAGATGTCACGATCGAAAGCGCGTAAAGTATTTACGATCGATGACCTTGCAAAGCAGACTGAAGGCGTGGAATGCCGCAAAGACGACGCGGTCTTAGACGAGATCCCAGGCAGCTACAAGAACATCGACGAAGTCATGGCGAACCAGACCGACCTCGTTGAAGTTGTGCATATCCTGAAACAAGTGCTTTGCGTGAAGGGCGGTTAATATGGCCACACATCCCGACGGCACAATGGACGTCATGGTCGATAGCAAACCTGAGCGGCGTAAGTTTCAGATGGTGATGCAAGCACTGATCATCCAAGCTGGTGAGGAGCGTCTAGGTTTTTACCGCGCAGAACCGGAGCTCAAAGAGAAGGAGGTCATCTGTTGGATAGTGGGTGACGAAGCTCCGCGAATCTTCACGAGCAAAGAACGCTACTCTGCTCTTCATAGTTATTTAAGGTTAGTGTGATGACTAAACCAATTCAATCCTGCAAGGTCTGCCACAAGAAGACCGCAGACGAATGCTCACATGTCGCTTGCCCAAACCGCAAGCCTGTCACAGCGCAGTTGCCTGAGGGTAACGAAGGTTACGGGACGACGGTTCCGCGCTGGCCGACAGGAAGCTTCCGCAAGACTCCTACTAGCAAGGACTAGAAATGATTAATGCAATTGTAGCCCGCACACTGGATGAAGCTTTGCAGGGTAAGTATGAATTCTTCATGGCGAAACGAAGGTTCCCGGACGCGTTCCTGTTTCACTCGAGCGACATGGCGAACCTACGGTCGGATCCAAAAGCAGCTCAGTTCTTCCAATACAACCCCGGCGAAGGTAAAGGCTGGGAACTTGATGGCACACCAGTCTATGTGAGGTACTGATGTTTAATGCACTTAAATTCTGCCAAGGTAGTGTGGCCAAAAAGGACTTCCTCCCGGCTCTTACGCACTTCGTAATTGAGCATGGACGCGTCCGCGGTTACAACGGGGTGATCGCATTGTGCAGCCCCATCCCCTTTGACATTGCTTGCAAGCCTCGGGCGGATAAGCTTATCAAAGCGATTGCAGCTTGCAAGGATACTGTTCAGCTTAGCTTGACGCCTACCGGCCGGCTAGCGGTTAAGAGCGGTAAGGCCAGGGTGTATGTGGACTGTGTTGAAGGTGACACCGCCCACGCAATGCCGGAGGGTGCATTCTTCCAGCTTAATGGCGAAGCTCTGCTCGAGGGGTTAAAAGCAGTTGCGCCGTTCATAGGTGATGATGCTTCACGCCGCTGGGCCAATGGTGTGTTGGTGGAAAATCAAAGCGTCTTTGCGACCAATAATATCACACTGGTTCAGTATTGGGTGGGCTTTAACCTGCCTCGCTCGCTTGTGATACCTCGGGACGCTGTAAAGGAAATGCTCCGCATTGGTGAAGCACCAACCAGCGCACAGCTGGCGCAGAATAGCATCACCTTCCATTACGAGAACGATCGCTGGCTGCGCACTCAGCTTTATGATTCGGCAGCCTGGCCCAACCTGGCTAGCATTCTCGACACACCGTCAAGCCAGGGTGCAATTGAAGAGACTTGGAAAGAGGCCCTGGAAACAATCAAGCCCTTTGTCGATAAGCTCGGTCGGGTCTTGTTTCAGCAGCAACGGATCGCTACACATGACAGCGACAGTGAAGGTGCGCAGTTTGACATGCCTGAGCTGATTGGTGTGGATGGTATTTACAACATTGACATGTTGGAGCTTATCATCGGGGTTGCTAAAACAATTGACTGGAGCACATACCCCAGACCGTGCCTCTTCCAAGGTGGCAAATTGCGCGGAGCCATTATCGGGATGCGCCCATGACGAACGATATAGTTAATCAGATTAATTCTTTGCTGCTTTATGATAAGCCTATCCCCGAAGCTTGGAAGGCTACGCTCAAGGAAGACGCAGACTCAAAATGTACCTCTTGTGATGGGTACGGCATTTTCTACGGAAATGTCTGTGTTTGCCATTGCGTTGAGGTTGAAGAATGAACCCGCTGCGCATAGCGAAAAAAGAGTTCACCTGCTATGACGGGCCTTGGGCTGGGCACATCCTTTTCCTGTCAACTGCCCCGACAGCTTATTTCAAAAGTAACGATGTAGTTGGCAGGTATGAGCTTGATCGGGTCAACAAAAGCTATCTAGTTTGGAAGGTGCAGCCCAATGCCAAGAGCTGATGCAATAGGTTTCTTTTGGCAGGACATTGCCAAAGTAAAGCCCCCGAAGGTTGAAAAGCCCAAGCGTGATCCACCCCCACGTTTCTGGGAAGCTCCGGACTACCTGCCTGGCTTGGAAGCAGCGCGCAACTTCAAGCCTGACCTCTACAACGACATGGAGCTTTGGCAAGCGCAGCAGTCCGCCGAACCCTTGCTGTTCGACGTTGAGGTTTATCCAAACTACTCGCTGATTGGTTTTAAGGGACTGCACAGCAGCAAGGTTGTTATCTTTGAAACCGACGACAATGGTTATTTCAACGAGCTCACGGACATCCCGAAGCTGCGCTGGATATTACATAACTTTTGCATAATCAATTTCAACGGTCTCAAGTATGACTTTCCTGTGACCACACTACCTTTGGCCGGCTACAGCTCTTTTGAAATGTGGGACGCCACTGACATGATAATCGGTCAGCGTATGCAGGCCAAGGAAGTCTATAAGAAGTACGGGACAACTAAACTAAACCTTAATCAGATTGACCTTATTGAACTGACGGCGCTGCGGCCAGGTTTGAAGGTTTGCGCCGGGCGCTTGCATGCACCGCGTTTGCAGGATTTACCGTTCAAACCGGGCACTATACTCAGTGCAGACCAGAAATTGATTGTCCGCCGGTATTGGGTTAATGACCTGGACAATACCCGCATTCTTTATGAAAGCTTAACCGAGCAGATCCACCTGCGTGAATCGCAAGGTTCAAAGTATGGTTTGGACTTACGCTCACATTCTGATGCACAAATGGCGGAAGCCATTATCGGTAGCGAGATTAGAAAAGCTACTGGGCAAAAACATATCCGGCGCACAGAAGTTGACCCGGATGCCCGCCTCAAATACAATATCCCGAGGCACGTCAAGTTTCAGACCCCGTTGCTGAATTGGGTCTTAGATATTATCCGGGATGCAGTCTTCACCATCAACCCGAAGGACGGGTCGGTAGTGATGCCAACAGTGCTTGCCGACCTCGTCATTAAGATGGGTGAGTCCAAGTACAAGATTGGCATTGGCGGTTTGCACAGCCAGGAAAAGAGTATTGCGCATGTGACGGACGATGAGTTCCTCGTCATCGATACTGATGCGACTTCGTATTACCCGTTCACCATCTTGAATGCGGGTCTTGTGCCGGAGAACCTCGGTCACATGTTCCTTATCGTATATGCTAAGGTTGTGAATGAGCGCGTCGGTGCAAAACTTAGCGGTGACAAGGTACTAGCAGAAGTGCTGAAGATTGTTGCCAACGGAACCTTCGGCAAGCTCGGGAGCATGTGGTCAATCATGTATGCGCCACACCTAATGCTTCAAGTTACACTTACAGGTCAGTTATCCATTTTAATGTTAGCAGAAAGATTCGAACTCAATGGTATCCAAGTCACATCAATCAATACTGACGGAATCGTCGTTAAGTGCCGCAGAAGTCTTGAACCGCTTTTCCACGCAATCGTTAAACAGTGGGAAGTCGACACTGGTTATTCAACAGAGGAAACACGGTATAAGGCTACATATAGCAAAGATATTAACAATTACATCGCTGTTTATGAGACCCCGCAAAAAGGGGAGATCTTTAAGACAAAAGGGCTCTATGCCAAGACGTCGTCTAAAAAGAATGCTGTCAATGAGGTATGCATCACAGCTCTTAAAGCCTTATTAGAAAAGGGCACACCTGTCCCAGAGACCATCCATGCCTGTAAGGATGTCCGCATGTTCACAACAATGCGGTTCGTTGACGGTGGCGCTGTAAAGATGGGCACAAACGGTGAACCCGATCAATACTTGGGCAAGCTTGTAAGGTGGTACTATGCAACAGGCGCAGAAGGGGAAATTATATCCTCGTTAAGTGGAAACAAGGTTGCGCGAAGTGACAATGCAAAGCCTTTGATGGATCTTCCCGAAGCGTTCCCTACAGATATAAATTACGATTGGTATATCGAGGAGACTTACAAGATCCTCCAGAATATTGGTCACACACCGAAGCCACCTAAGGAGTCTAAAAAGAAATGACCACACTATATGAAGTGCTAGGCGTCAACCACGATGCTACCGAAAGCGAAATCAAACGAGCTTACCGCAGCCTTGCGCAAAGGAATCATCCTGACAAGGGTGGTTCGCGCGAAGCTTTCCAAGCAATTCAAAAGGCGTACGATATTCTTAGCGACCCGGAGAAGCGTGCCCGCTATGATGACACCGGGGAAGAGCCTAGCCAGGCTCCCCGCTTGCGGGACATTGCAATCCATGAACTTGCCAGTTTGCTTGCGCAGACAATGGCACGGTCGGACGTGGTCTATACAGATCTTGTGCTCACCATGATAAAGCAACTTGGCCAGCAAGTCCAGCAAACAGAGTCAAACCGCAAGGTTGCTCTAGCTGCCATTGCAAAGAACAATGAAGCAATCAAACGCATCGTTGCAAAAGGTGACGGCAACATCCTTGCAGCCCTGCTAGGCACAGCCAACGAAGCTGCCAACAATCAACTTAAAGAGTTGGATAACTTGCTCATGGTGTTGGCGGAGATGAAAAAGGTACTCGACGACTACGAGTATAAGATTGACGCGCGACCCTCGATGACAAGCGGAAGCACCATCTTTGGAACTACTACTGGGACTTATTACACCCCTTAATTAAAGCGCCGGCAAGCGGTTTAAGGGGTGCGGGTAGGGTTGCATACAGGGTGCGGCAAACCAACAGCGCCGCACCCCTTTGCCGTGCTTGCTAGCTTACTTTGCTGGCGGGGTAGTAGCTTTAAAAAGGTCGCTAGCTTTTAGCTTGGCAATCAAAGCTTCGAATGTTGGCCAGACATCGTCGAACGCATCAGCAACATCATTGTGCGCATCATACGCAGCCTTCAGTCCGATACGGACGATTTCCAGTTTCTGCACACCAGGCAAATGGCCGGCAGCTTCTTCGATTGCTTTCATTGCTGTCAGGATGATTGGGATCATGCTGAAGATCAGCTTCACGGTTGCCAAGATTGTAGCAAAGTTCATTTGAGACTCCTTAATTGAGGACACACTTTATTCCGATTACCACACCATCCAGCTCTTCAAGGTAAGTGTCCAGGGATATCGTTGAAGTTTGGCTGGTCGGATTCTTTTGGCTTGGCAGGCTCATCAACGGTAGCATCGACGGGCGGCAAGGATACTGCTTCAGTGTCGGTGGCTTGTTCAAGTGTTGGCACAGCAGTTCCCCCGGAAGGCAAGATGCTAATGTCTTTCGTGGTGGTGATATGAGTGAGCACCCAATTAACGACAGCAAAGATGCCGCCAGCAATGAGGGCAATAGTAGCATCATCCATTTGGATTTCATACTCTGTCCCCTTGAGCAGCTCAATGATCGTCACCAACAGTGCTGCCACGACTGGCTGACCAACAGCTTGAGCCTTCTTCCAAAACTCAGGATTGGCAACTTGACGGCCTGCATTGAGCAAGTCCCAGAATGCAAGTAGCTTTTTCATCAGATTGCCTCTGGTGAGAAGTAGTTAGTGACGCCTGTAGCCTTGTCCCAGTTAGCGACCCATGTACTTGGATGCGGCTTGCCCGGACGCCATGCGTCGACGTATTGCAGCCAGCCTTGGTCGGCAGTTTGCGGAAGACCTTTTGGCAGAGTAAAAATGAGCAAGCGAGCAGCAATGGAGGCAACAATGTCTTGATAGCGCATTGCTTCCCATAAGCCTTGAGGTGTTGGTTCGACGTTGTAGTTGACACAAACGTCCTTCATGTGCTTTTCGACGCCAGGATGTGTCAGCACACCTTTGCACCCGCCACCTTTTTCGAACTGCCAGAAAGAAGCGGCAGGGCCTTCTTCTTTACCAGTTGCGAGGACTTGCCTGCGATGTGTCAAGCCGGACTCTTGCATTGCAATTGCCAGCATGAAGCGAGCAGCGTCACGGCTGAACCGAATGCCTCGAGTGTCTAACTCAGCTAATGCTGGGACGATAGCGGTTAATAATAAACGATCGGGGGTCATGTTGGCTCCTACTTGCCAGCAGACCTGGAACGTTCCAGGCTATCTACACGAATTACCAGTCCTTCGATAGTTCGTTCAAGTGCAAAGTTTTTGTCCCTGACACTGTCAATACGGATGTCCCGCTCGTCAAGACGCTTTTCAAGCTTTGCGTTACTGACGATCAATTGGTCAAGTTTGTTGGTCTGCTGGGCGATGCTCCACAAAGTGGTCACCAGCGTCATGAGGATAACTCCTGCTGCTGATAGGAGCCAAGTAAGTGGGATTCGCATGTCCACGATTTTTCGTTCTTCTGTTTCCATATTTATCTCCACCATGGAAGAGCCTTAAGATTAAATATACCGGAACGAAGAAGGGGAAGGAGGTTGCGACTTGGTGGAGTATAATGCACTTCCCGTTACTCCACCAAGCTCCACATAATGTTAGTTAATAGCTTCTATACCATGTACTATTTGATGCACGGAATTTAAACGCGATTTCAGTGTTCGCTGCCAGATTAATTGTCCAGTTTCCAACTTCGCCTGACGCAGCTTGCACAATGAACGCCTGGATTGGCGCAACCGATATATACTTGACTATTTGATTGTCAGTGGGAGCGTCAGGCAATATGACTGTAGTCGAACCCGTACCCGGCGAAACATTGATGAACATTGGCGGCGGGTTGTTCAACAGTTCGTTGTATGTGCAACCGTGCCAAGAGCTAGGCACGATGCCGCCCGACCCGCGCCATGTGGACGTAGCCTTCAGAATCTTTGAATTGAACATGCCTGGAACCCACGAAGTTGGCCATTCATGATATGTTTCAAAGTCACCGTTTTGATAACCTGGACGTAAGTCCATGCCGCAGTCAACGACGAAGACGGCGTTGGCACGGTCGTCCGCACCGGCAGGGTTATCTTTAATCAGGCGGAATTCGCAAGAGACGGCAACTGCTCTCCAGTCCCAAGGATCGCCAATGTATCCCCCGTTGCCGTAACCGTGGTTGAACAGCTTGTCCCCGCCAGAAGTATAGCTAGGCTTGACAGAAATGCCGCCGCCGTTGGCATCGCTTTCACTTCGAGCATCGCCATCACCTGCGTATGTTGGTTCGAACGGGTACATCCATTCTTCAGGTGATGGTGCAGTCTTCCAGTCAAACTGCACCCATTGGCGGGTAGACTCGCTCATGTATTGAGTCACCAAGTTGCGGATTTGAACTCGGGTGTTGGTGGCAGTATGACCGACGCCCTCCATACAGACAAACCAAGCCAAGCCCGAGTGGCACCATTCGAATTCGAACGGGCCATACGCGCTTTCGTACCATGACTCAACCGAATCGAGGCGCGTGCTGTCCATTGTCACATGCGTGTTAGCTTGCCAGTCAAAGCTCGCTTCCGGGATAGCAGCCTCGGAAGCCGTGCTTGTGGTCATGTGTTGAACATACGTCACAATGTCATGCACGTTGTTCGGATCGACCGCTATTCCGTCACCAATGTGGTGGACGCTAGTAGTGCCAACAGGGGTTACATATGTTCCGCCCTCAGTAAGCGTGACATAGACGGTTACTTCTGGCGGAGGGGTTGTGACAACAGCGTCAGGATCAAGCGCGTTGACTTGTGCCTGCAACGTGGCGATCAGGTCGTCCATCTCGTTAAGCTTAGTGATGTAATCTTTTTGGTTGTGGCTGAATTTGGTTGACATTATACTTCCTCGATTTCAATTTGAGTTGAGTGACGATTTGCAAACTGGTATGAGATAGCAGACTGCTTGCTTAACTTCCCGAACACTTGATAAATTTGTTCTCCTTCATCGTCGTCGCTTTCTGGCAGTATGCAGACAAAGAGTGGGGTGTGCTTGCCCACGCCGATAACAATGTTCCATAAATGGTTGCGATCGATGTTAGGCATTCCAGAAAGATTGAATGACAACGTTTTGCTGATTGTACCACGATCAGTTTTTAGATCACCAGCATCATTGCGCTCGTTGCGGCTATTGTCATTTGCAGATACTGTCACACCATAGTCGGCGTTGACCTCAGGCGACCAATATGGCCCGATAACAAGGCGAGCTGATTCAACATAACCCGAAGTATTACTTAGGTCAACCATTTCAATAATAACCTTGCGGCAGGACACAGGCTCGAACCAAACTGTGCCGTATTTCCCGCCACCGTAACTGTATGTATTAACGCCAAACGGCTGCAAACCCCAATCAAGGTCACCTAGCGAAACGCCGGGGCAAGCGAGCACGTATCCCGAGTCGTAAGACGCAACGGTGTCATCAATATTAGTGTAGCAGCGGACACGCATTTGAGCGTCCGCGGTGAAATTGCAGAACGGTAGAGCAACCACGCCTATAATTTCATCGGTGGCCCATGTAGCTGTCAGCGAAGCAGTTGTGGAGGTACTGCGCCAAACTTCGGCTTTTGTCTGCGTGAGCAGGTTGATTGGGAATAGCGTGCCTGCACTCGTTGATGCGTTCAGCGATTGCACACGATTAACAACATTGTCATAAACTACTCTGAGGTTTGCCATATTTATCCTTGGGGCTTAGATGGCCACACTACATTGGATGGGAAGCCTGGCTGCGTTGTCAAATCGCGCAAAGCTTGACGGTAATCTTTCCATACTTTGCCAACAGGCTGCCCTTGCTCTAACGACTTTAACGTGACCCAATCAGTCTCGGCTAGCAGCTTGTCGCGCTTTGTGCGCAGGGTGTTTTCAACCTCAACAATGCCGACCCAGACTTGCCGCGTGTCGTCCCAAGTGTCCGTCGGGTTGGGCTTGGCGGCAGTGTGGTCAACAACTTCCATTGTGCCGAGGTCAAGCTTTTGTACGCGACAATTGAACGTACCTTCGATCAAACCGAAACCTTGTTTCTCGTATGCCACCTTTTGGTTGTCAAGATGCTTCTCTTTAAAACTCAAAGTGTACGATAAAAAGGAACCTGTCAGAAGATCATATATGCTATAAGTTTTCACCGCTTCCTCACTTCAACAAGCATCTTAACATTGTCAGTCCAAGCTTGGTATTTTGTCGACTGTGCCTTAACCTTCAGCGATATCGTTATCGTGCCCGTTGGTGTCACTGCAAAGTTGTCAGAACCAGACAGGGTCACGTCGTACGGTAGAGCTGCACTGCCGCCCGGGACGGTCACTACATTGCCAGCAGTCCCGCCAACTTCAAAGTACCAGGCCGGGTTATCAACAAGAACCGTTCCAGGACTAGCTGGTTGTGTTGTTGTCAGCGAACCGCTTACCGAGCAAATAATGACGCAAGATTGAGCAGCGTCATAAGTTAGAGAGGCGACGGTAGTGTACGTCCCCGTATTGAAACCGATAGCCCCGCCATCGTTCGTAGCTGCAAAGATGTCATTGACTGCGTCAGGGATCATGTTGCCGCTATCAACTTCCAAGCCTTGTATTTCATCAAGCGCAGGAACAAAGTCAATCTTGGTGGTGCCTTTTATAATCATCGCGTTGCGAACTAATATATAAGGCGTGCCTGCGACCGTCGGGATTCGGATCTGCAAGTGGGGTGAAGTGTAGCCGCTAGTCAACGTGATCGCGTCAAACTTAAAATACGCGACATAGGTTTGCCAGCTTGTCGTAATGACCGGATTTTCTTCTTTGATCAAAGTCGCCGAAGTAAAGAGATCTCCAGAGTTGCCCCAAGTTAAATAGAACTGAGTTCCGGGTGGTCCGAAAAAAGCCCTTGTTTCAAAACTTAAGACGTAATACGTGTGAGGTTGCCAGCCTTCTTCCGGGTCTTGACCGAAAGCAGCATAAGCCGCCGTAGCCGTCGTAATAGGAGGAAGGATGCCGTACCACTCGGTTAAATCCCCGCCAATGCTTAGACGATTAACTGTCGGGTTAGTTGTATAGTTTTGCCAACTCTCAACCCAGCTTGTTAGAAACGGGTCTGGATCCCAAATCTTGTGTTTTCTGAATCTGGAGTTTCTAAAGCCATTAACCTGCGCGAACGGAGTGGTCAAATTGACCATGCGCGGAACTGCCGCTTGCAGCAATACATCGCGAGCATTTACAATCGTAGCCATTAGATAAGCACCTCAATGTCAACCTTTGCTGTAATCCAGTCAGTGCTAATGGAAATAATCTGACCCTTCACGCCTGTCCACAATCCGTAACGGCTGTGAGTTATGGTTTGCCCGGCACCAAGCTCTTGAAGCAAAAGGTGGCGCATTCCATCGTAGCGAAGAACTTTGCGCTGCACCTTGAACATATTCAAACGACGCGTAGCTTCAGCAGCCGCATCACTAGCTGTGAGCAACTGAGTCTGGATCATTTCCGGGTCTGAAAACTGTTTGTACGTGAGCGCAATTGTGTAATCTTTCTGCGCTGTCTCTAACCATTCACGGGCAAATAAGTCAATATGTTCTTGCGGGATACCTGTTTGCAGACCAGTCTGAACAGTGTAGTTCTTGCAGTAGCCAATTTTCACAGCAGCTACGACCGGGGGCATTGACGCCATGGCAAGGCTCATCTCTGCCATGTCTTTTGGCCCAATGTTTGTGGTACTGACTACATTGACAGGGTCAAGCTTTACAATGCGCATCTTACCGGCACGACTCATAGTTACTTGAGCGCCAATGCTCGCGGCAAGCCTGTTGCAAACCTCAAGCGTATTTTCTCTATCTTTGCAGTAGATGCCGACGGCTTGCGTGTTGGCAGCGTCAAAGGTGGCAAGCTGCGTTTCGTCCAGGTCTGCCGTTGTGAACTTGCCAGCCAAGTAACCTGACGCCGCAGTGCCGTGGCCGTAACGGGTTACAATGCGCCTGATGATTTGTGTGACGCGGTTGCTATAAGATACCGTTGTACCGTCAATATCACGCTTGTCGCCTTGGGCGCTGCAAGTAATTGTTCCAACGGGAGCGTTGAGCAGTCTAAACTTTCCTGATATAGCGGTCTGCGTATATTGTACAGGCACGCCGTTGTCGCGCACTTCAAAGACCCCTTCAATGGGGCCGTTGTGAACTTGATATTCGTTTGTTACAGGGTCAACCAATAGCGGGGAGATATTGTGGCATTCACCGAACAGCAAGGGGATTAGCTGATCTTTGTTGGCGGTTGAGCCGCCTAGCGGGGTTTCGCTAATTGGCGCGTTTAGACGTTGCAGCTTATCTGACAGCTTTAAGTTGATACGGTTGCGTGAGCGTGAATCAACTCCTGTGACCACACCACTATAGACCGTGCGGTAGTCCGAACGCGCCCAGCGCATGTCGCCGATAAAGATTGTGATTGGTTGCCCGGCCCAAACATAGTTCAGCCAATTGTCGAATTCGCCGCCAAGGTTATACAGTTCAATGTCGCCGTAAGACATTGATACTCGTCCGTCAATTGAAATAGATTCGTTGAAGCTAACACCGCCAGCAATCATTGGCAGGTAGGCTCTGTTGGCTGGTGTGTCAGTTGGTGAGGTAGTAAAGCCAGTTGTCGATAAATACAACGTGGTTTGGATGCCACCGGCAACGACCCCAACCTCAACGAGGATAGCACGGATTGCGATATCCTCGTTACCCAGCCAGTTATTGAATTGCGTGTCGTTCATGTTAGCTCAGGGTTGGTTTGATTGCGTCTTTCCTTGCGGCTTTGCTTATGCATTCGTCCAGTCCTTCAACAACCGTGCTTGCGTTACGGTCGCTGGCGTCGTAGTTCGAAACAACCAAACGGGCGGTCTGGTCACGCTGTTCCTCTTTCAACTGCCTGACTTCTTCACGCAGTCCTCTAATTTCCTGGACAAGAGCTTCGTTAGCTCCCTTGCCGTAAGAGCTCAGATTTGTATTATACGCACTGTTCTCTTGAGAAGTCAATACGCGTTCACCTTGATGCAACTCTGCACGGTAGCCGTCAAATGGTACATAAGACAATCCGCTTGCATGAACACCGTCAAGGTGAGCTACACCGCTGTCGCCAGGCAAGACACCTCCGGTCATCTTCAAGAAGCTATAGTTTGAAATTGCTTCAGCAATCGTCTTAGTATTCTCTTCAACACCAAGCAAGTGATCGACAGTTGACTTCAAGTAGCTTAACGACTGTTCTGCCGTAGTCTCTTGGTTCGCAGCCATGTCCTTCTGCCGTGCAATGTCGGTCATTACCTGATTGTAGTCAGTATTGTAGCCTTGACCCGAAGCATTGAACTGCTTTGACAGCTCGAGGAACTGAGTTGCCTTGGCCTGATAATCCTGCATTGCATCTCGGTCACCGCTTTGCGCAAGCGCAGAGACTCTCATCATCTCCATCTTGGCAACAGTGTACTTGTCTGCCGTGTTAAGCGGGGACAGGTCGCCCATTGTCAGGTCGTCACGTAGCTGGGTCAGCGAATCGCCAAACGCGCCGAATGCATCCCGCAGTTCACCAAGGCGGGTGGCTTCTTTGTCGTACGAATCTTCAAGGTCTGCTCGGGCCTTCGCAACTCTGTCTGCTGCTTCCTCAGCTGCCTTAGAGCCATCCTCAGTCACTTTGTACAGTTCGGCAAACGCGTCGGAAAGCATCATGACCTGCACACCAATCATCTGGCCCTTTTCGCCAGAGTGCATAAGTGCGTCCACGAGCTCTTTAAACCCCTCCATGCTGGTAGGCAGATCCATGCCAAGTCGGGCAAACTGCTCGCCGAGTATTTGAGCCTTCTGCACCTTCTGCTCAGCTTCGGTGAACATGTTTTCCATGTAAGTTGACAGCGCACTGTTCAAACCATCAATGCTACCAGCACCACGAAGCGCGCCAAAGGTCACTTCGCGACCCAGACCGGCAGCGTCCATTTTCATACGGGCGTCAACAAGACCTTGATATGAATCAACAATCTCGTCAATGGTGCCGCTCATCTTGTCCATGACATCGAACAACGACGTTCCAAACTCGCGCCATTTCAATGTAGCCTTAACAATCTCAGCGCCAACGTCACCTTGCTTGTCGTCAACGTAGAGGAGCGGCAAGGCTTTAACGCCCAACGTTTCCAGTGCAAACTCTGCAGATTGGATTCCGCTAGCCACACGCATGAAGGTTTCGTAATAACCTTCACCCATGCGCTGGAATTCGTCGAGCTGATTGCCCATCAAACCTTTTGCCAGGCTGTCTCCAATACGCGAGAACCAAGCTTGCAAGGTTTCTTCGACCTCCTTGCCGTCCATGTCTTTCAAGCTCATGAAGCCTACGGTCGTCCACTCACGGAACCAACGATCAACCTCTTTAGGGTCAAAGTGGAAGCTGGCGCTAGCATCGGCCAAGCTGGTGATCATGTTATCAATAACGTCACCAATAGCTTTGCTGACCGCTGGGTCAACCGCTCCGTATTGCGTGCTCACGGATGTCTTTTTAACCAGACCGAACCAACTGCTGGACGTGCGCTGCACATCTGCATATTGCGAAACGCCTTGACCGTTTGCAAGGTCGCCTAGCTTGGCGTTCACGTACAAACCTGCATCGGTGATGCTTTGAGTTGTCTTGCCCCACAAGTTTCGCAGAGCACCAATTAAACCGCCACCCTTGTTGATTTGCCCTTCAAAGATTCCCATGTTCTGGCCTGTGGTGATGCCCGCATTGCGCACCAACACGACCGCCAAGCTACTGATAGAACGGTTGATATCACGCAGGGCGTCCAGCATGTCTGTGTTCTGCCCGAGGCCTTCCTTAGTGTCTTTCTCAACTTGCTCCAAAGCTTTCAGCAGCGACTCGGACTTAGCTTCGCTGTCACCCATCACCGTGCCTGTGCCCTGGGCTTTCTGGCGTGCTTCCATGCGAGCTTTACCCATGCCCTGCGAGCCGCTATTGAACCCGCCTCCCACGGCAAAACCCAGCGCCGCCACCGCCGCAGCCATTGCTGCCATGCGGAAGAAGGCGCTATACGGGTCTCCCTGTGCTTGAGTCAAAACAGCCTTGACCGCCAACTGGCCCATCTCGATTAAGTTCATTGCTAACTGCGCAGCGTGGAAGGTTTTAGCAATACCGTCCATCATTCTGTAACCAGTGCTGTTCTCCTGGAAGAAGCCTTTAGCTGCGTTTGCCATTGCACCGTAGCCTGCGAGGTTATTCTGCAGGCTCATTCGGTCAAGCTTATCACGATCTTCAAGGAACTTCACTTGGTCTTTATTGCCGGTGGCCCTTGCAACATCATTGTTCTTATACTGCGCAGCAAGCTCGTCCTGGCGATCCATAAAGGCGCCCATAGCATTCGAAAGATCCACAAGTGCGCCCATCGCACCTTTAAAGGCGCCACGCAACGCATCACCGAACTTACGAGCCTTAGTTGGATCAAGGAACTTATCCAAGTCTTTCTTAGCCTTATCGCCGACGTTGAAAGCTTCAATACCTGCCAATGCCGCAGCGTTCTTTTTCTTGGCAGCAATCAAAGCTTCCAGCTTTTCAGTTTCAGCCGTGCATAGACCAATGCTGTTCATTTGCGCAAGTTGCTCTTCCATGCGAGCAATAGTCATTTCTTCAGTCACGGACTTGCCTTCTCGCAATTGCGAAAGTTTAAGTTCGTTTGTGGCAGCTTCTTTCTCTGCGCTTTCAATTGCCTTAGTGTTTGCTGTTCCCAATGCGGTAGCCTGCTTGACGCGTTCTTCGATAAGCTTAGCGTCGTCTTTGGCAAGCTGAATTTTTTTCTCAATAGCGCGAGCAACATCTAAATCGCTATAAGCTAAAGCTTTTTGAGCTTCGTTCAAGGTAAGCTTACCTGATGCCAAATCTTGGTCAAGTTTGATCTGCATACGTTGAACTCTGGTAGCGTTTTCACCAGTTGCAGATTCTAGCTTAAGTTCTTCACGTACAGCCTTAATCGACGAGATCAATTGATCGTAAGCTGTGATCTTTTCGGATGTAGGATCTTTGTCTACCTTGCTCGCAGTGTGGGTGGCTTGTTTGATCTTGTAAAGTTCTTCTTCAGTCTTTTGCTGTTCGCGTGAAGTTTGAATTGCTTTCTTGCGATTTGCGCCTTCAACGTCAATTTCATAGTTGAGCTGTTCTTGCAGCTTGACTAACTTCGCTTGGTCTGCTTGTTTTTGCTTGTCGTCTGCTTTCCCACCAAAGACCTTGATAGCATCATAATCTTTTGATTGGATAGCTTTGATCTGGGTCTGAATGCTTACAATCTTTTCAGCTTGTGTTTGAGCACGACCATAGCCCATCAGCGCATCCATAGCTCCGCTAATAGCCTTCTTAATTCCATCCCAAGCTTTTTCAATGTAGCCGAGGTTTTTCTCAGCTTCTTTTGAGCGGTCGTCCAAAGCTTTTGACCACACCCTCATGGCTTCGTTGGACGCACCAATTTGGTCGCCATGCAGCTCCAATGAACGAATGTGCTTGTACACTTCAACTGTCAAGAAGTGGTATTGGTCGTTAAGCTTTAACAGATTGTTTGAAATCTGGTCGGAGAATTTATTCAGCCGCCCGCCTGACTGGATAGCTAAACTATCAAAGCTGGCAACCATCTTGTCAACGTTTGCACCAGTTGCGTGGCTTACAGATGCAATTGATTTGCTAACCATGTCCATCTGGTCTGCTGTGATACGCCCGCCCTCAGCGAGCTTCAGCACAATGTCTTTAGCTGTACCAATCGTGACACCTGTGTGAGTAATCTGCTCTGCTAGCGAACGCATGGACGAGGTTGTCTGCCCCGCATAGTCGCCGGTCATGATGAGGGCGTCAGCAAATTGCTTTTGCTCATGCTGACCTTTAGCGATCGCGTAGGTGAATAAGGCAATCGACCCAACGGCTGCAAGTATGGCTACACCTATCCCCGAGAAAGCTAAGCTCGCCATGTTGGTGTATTCGGCCAGCACCATCATTGAAGCTGGGATGCGCGAGAAGCGTCCTTGCACAGCTTCGTGCGCCAGTACGATTATTTCTGAACGAGCGCGTGACGAACTAAAATTAATTTGGTCAATTGCTTCTGCAAAGTTCTTAGCTGAACCGTGGCCAGCTTTATGAGCGCGGTCGGTTGTAGCGACAGCCTCCGCATATTCTTTCTGGTATTTGGCCAGGTTTGGTAAGTCTTTGATTGCCGCATTGGAGAACGTCGAGCTAACGGTGCTAGGGCTGATTGCCGAGTTGGCTTGATATTGCTTTAGCTTCTCAAGCTCGTCGATCCGCGCCTTAACGGATTTCTTCGACCAAGCAATTTCGTCAATGGCTTGCTTTTCAGCAGCCTTAGCAGCGTCTGCTGCCATTTGGTCGAGGATACGGTTTGCTTCTTTGCGGTTGTCCGCCATCGCGCGAATGCGCTGTGCATTCAAGGCAGTGCGGGATGCCTCTTCTTTGGCCAGCTGGTCAAGCCGCGCCTTCTCCATAGCTTCGATTTCTTTTGCTGCCGTCTTACGGTTGTCAGCTTGGTCTCGGATGCGTTGGGCGTTCAACGCAATAGCAGCTTGGCGCAACTTATCCTCAGCCTCTGCTTGCCGTGCAATCGCAGCAGTCTCCGCTTCACGTTCCTTGGTGATACGAGCCAAGTTCTCTTGATAAGCTTTCTGGGCAGCAGTCACGTTCTCCTGCGCTGCCTTTAAACGCGACAGGTTGGCAATTAAAGGTTCCGCCTGCTTGGCCACACCAGCCAGCTCTGCCTGGTAGCGTAGCAGCTCCTCGCGTCCCATTCCGAACGTTTTGTTAAGCTCGTTCAGTTTGGCGATAAAGGCGCTCTGTGCCTGTGTCCCAGACTCAAGGGCTTTGTTCGTGTCTTCGATAGCTTGCTTGGCAGCTTGCTCCTCCTTCCAAACGCGGGTGAGGGCTTGGATCTGGTTCTCATAGTTCTGCTGGGATTGCTTAACCCAATCAGCATTACTCTTCAGGGCCTTATCCAAGCCGTCAAGATGCTTAGCAGTAGTTACTACCGCCGAGCCAAACTTGTCAAGGGCTTTTTCGCCATCTGCAAGTGGCTTAGTGTCAACCCCTACGCCTAGGTTGACTATGTCCGTCCCGCTTGGAGTGTTCGCCATTTTTGTCTTTGGAATTTGAGTAAGTCATATAGGCCACGTCGATTGCTCGCAAAGCCCGTCTTTCAAATGGCAAAAGTTTTATACCCATTCCTTCAGCCCAGAAGGTTATCTCCTGATGGGTAATTGGACCAATCGACATGCCATTAACCCTTGTCGAGTCCAACTCGTGAAACCAACTCCAAATATATTCTACTTCATACGGGCAGTAACGTTCTTCAGGGACTTCATCAAAAGTCTGATCCGTAATAACAAGGGAGGCGAAACAGCTTTTCTTTGCAACATCAACATGATCCTGAGTTGTTGCTCCGTCAGACTGCTTGCCTCCCCAATAGAATTTGTATTCCGCAAACTCTACAAGATCCCGAATCAGACCTTCATAAAATTTGCATCATTTTCCAAAGCGGCACTGATAGCAGTCTGCCAGGTCGGGAATGCGGTCAACATCTTGTCCACCACTGCTTTGTCGAATGACAGAGGCTCGCCACCTTTGAGGAAGCCAAACCAGTCAACGACCACTGCGGAAACAATCGTCTTCTCGTTCGACATAACGGTGCGGGAGATTATCTTCGCGCCTTCGTCAGTGCTTGCATCCACCTGCTTGTTACGCTTGGCTGCGCGCTTGATGTTTTCAGCGCGGACAGAGTTGTTCGCCTCTTGATACTGTGGGCTATTCTTACCCACGATAAGGAAACCGGAAACTGGTTCGCCGTCGTCATTGAACACGACGCCAACTTTGTGAGTCGCCTGAACAACATCAACGTTGTTCATGTTGTCGATGTCAAAACCTTGTACTTGTGCTTGAGTCATATTATATCCTGCTATAGTGGTTTAAAAAACCTCCCGGTTATCAGCCGGGAGGAAAGCACAGGGTGAGGAGTCACCGACACCCTGATCGTTCGCGCATTACACGTATGCGCTATCCTGAATTGCAATGGTGCCGGTGAAAGTGCCAGCAGCTCCCGACGGATTTTCCAGTGCAGTGAACGGCATGGTCATAACCAGACCTTTTTCACCGTCATCTTTTGCTGCGCCACCCATCTTCACACGCGGCATTGTGATCGCCATGAAGTCTGCGGTCGCCGTGGTGCCGGTCGCAAACGCTGCAACGATCGAGACTTCCGTCTCGTTGATGAAGTAATCGCGGAAGGTTGCATTTTGCAGCAACACAGTCGCATTGCCGGACACGGTGATGGAGCCAGGGAACACGTCTGGTTCAGCGTTGGAACCAACGACGCCACCGATAGTAGTGTGGCCACCAGACACGCTGATATCCAAACCAGTGACCAAGCCCACGGCGGCGCCTGCAATGTACAGAACGCCGCTTGCCGCAGCCAGTGCCGAACCGGACGTTGCAGCGGTAGGCGTCAGGAAGTATCCGGTCGCCGTGTTGGTCATGGTTGCATTCAAACCCATGATACCGAAGTCAACTGTTGCCAGGCCAGTTGCAGGCAGCTTGATATCCATTTGAGAAACGACGCAATCGGTAAAGACTTCAGACTCTTGGATATCGCTGAAGTAATGTTCGATAGAGTAGTAATCGCGGGTATGCGAAGCGGACGCCGCTTGAGTGGTTTTACCCACTTCCAGGCAAGTCACAGAGTCACCAAGAACCTTGGTTGCAACTGCGACACCGTCAAGACGGGCAACGGTCATCACTGTTGCGGTCAACGCAATGATGAGCATGTTGGTGGAGTTGTTGGTGGTGGCGGTAGTCGTCCAACCAGTCCAGCGAACAACTTTACCGATACGGAAGCCGTCGGTGATGAACGAGCCAGACGAACGGGTGAACGTACCCAGCGCGCCCGACGTGGTTGCAGCCGCGACGGTAGCAATTGCGCCAGTAGTTGAAGCAGTCTGTGCAAGCTGGCGCAGCATGGACTCAACAAACGACTGGTACGAACCAACGGACAGTTCGCCGCTGATATTACCTGCGACGCTGACCACACCATGACGCATGTCAGCTACCTGCTGGGACGGGCGAATTTCAGACGACTGGTAGGTCGCTTTGTTCTTGTCCAAGCTGGATTGAGTACGACGCAGATACTGCGCACTGCCCGTCGTTGCAATGGTGCCGAGTGCAGATTGCTTTTTGAAGACTAGGCGCTTATTTACGCCAGTTGCGATAACCATGATTTACCTCACTAAGTTTAATTGAAGATTTCTGCCCTGTACGGAATCATCACGGCCATCGCAAAAGTTTCACTTTCCACGAGCCCAGGAAGGATTGCCGGCGTTTTGTCTATATTTACTACTACTCCACCATTACTGAACGAAGCTCCCCTCGGGAACGTTGACCTAATCAACTCTGCTCGTGTAACAACGTCTACTGTGCCCATGTTGGTTGGATAATACAAGCTGACTTGCAAATACCCATGTTCACGATAATGACTCGTGCCCAATGTTGAATTAATGGGGGTTGCGTACAAGACGTTGACTTTTTGGTAGGGAACCCCGGCAACGGGTTCAAACGCAACCCCTTCCCACGCTATTAGCTTAGGGGTTAAAACCCCGCCTGTACCGCTTGCCGTGCTTGCTATGGGGGTTTTTGTTACCTTGTTTTGTAAGCTAAAAGTAGTATCTGTCAGCTTAACAAAATAATACGTGCCATCAAGCAAAACTTCAGAGTGCCCGCTAATACCAACGGTCACACCTGACTCTAAAAGATGTGGGGTGGCTGTCTCGAAAACCGCAGCAGTCGAACTCGCAGTTGATGCAACAATAGTCACAGGCAACACAATGCCCGGCATGGCGGCAACCGCTTGTTCCAACGCTGCGCGAACTTTAATCAGCGACACTATGACCCCTCGGACGTCGAACCGGAAAGCACTTTGGCCTCCGCATCTCGCACGATTTGGTTAAACTCCAGTTTAGCTAGAGCTACGATCCCGAACGGTGCTTGCGGCGAATGGAGGCCGGTTTCCAAGATTCTCGCATAGGGTACGTTATTTGTAAAGTAGTATGTGTGCCCCACCGTCCATCGTCCCAATTTGGCTAAACGGGCTAAGGAGCTGGATCCGCTTGCGTCTGAACCTGCAATGATGCCAGGAGGGCTGTAATCGATACCGACTTGCCAGTTGTTGATGAAGTGCCCAGGAACATACCCTCTTGGCCAGCGTGGTGGATGCCAGGTGGTAGGATCGCCAACGGGCGAACGCATCACCAAGCGACGGCCGAACTCCAAAAGGATCTCCCGGCTAACCGCTTGGATCTTTGCTTTCTGCCTGGTAACGATGTCCGCCATTTGGCGTTCAACCCGAGCTGAAATTGAATTGCTCATGCTTGTAAGACCAACATATAAAAGAGCGCGACACCGCCAGGTGCGGTCACTTGAACGTTCACAATGGAATAGTTCACCCCGTCCAGCAGTACGTGATCCATCAATGTTGGAGCAGCGCCACTAGCGTCAAGATAAAGCCACTTCTCCTTGTTGGCAATCTGAGAACCCTTTTGCAACGTCTGCCCGAAGTGTCTTGCAATCTGCGACCCCGGCTGATCTGCCGTCAAAGCGTTGCGAGTGGTATCCGTATAGGATACACCTCCGGATGCTGATCCGGTGGCCGGGTTGTAATCACCTGCGCCCTGAGAATACCGGCGCAAGGTAACTTCTTGCCCGTAGCTCTTCAGCATCCGAATAACGGTTGCATTCAGCCTCGTATAAAGCGCCGAGCTCATGTCCGCACCAGCTTCACGGTTGCTCCACCGCTAGAGCGAAGGTAGCTTGCCAGGATCAGGGTTACATATGGATAGCGAGCTTGCTGAGGCGATAGCGGATCATATTTAATCTTGATGGGCCCTACTGCCTCTTCTAGAACCCCACGAGTCTGATCGTCCGACAATGGGCCTGAAGCGGCACGGAAAGCTAGCTCTGCGCATGCATTCCCAACGACGCGAGGAATGTTGGTGTCTGAAACCAAGACAGGTATCCGGGCTTCGAGCCAGACATTGTAGCGGGGCCAGTCCAGGGCTTGCGTGCCAAGCTTCTTGTCACCCTTCCAACGCTCGCCGTAAAAGCCGACCATGAATTCGGTGGCACGGCGCAAGCAATTTTCGCGCTCGGTTACGTTCATGGTTGACCAGAGAGTATTACCGCGTCTGTCGTGATAGGTGTCAGCATCAGTTACCGAGATGTAACTTTCTGCATTTGCCAGTCCAGTACCGTCTTCAACAATTAGTGTCATGATTGGCCTTCTAATGGATAGGTTTGTGTTTGACCGCTCAATGGGTACGTCAATGAAGATCCTGCAAGTGGCTGACCTTGTGTCTCGCCCTCTAACGGATACCGCCGGATAATTGCATCTGACGCGCCAAGGAACGCAAAGTCGTCTTCTTCCTCAATCCAGGCAATTACACCAATAGGAAGTGATTCAGCGAATACGTTAATTGTAGCAGTATCAGATGCTTCCGTCCAGGCAATTGTTACGCTAGCCAAAAGCGAGGCGCTGAAGCCAACTGTGTCTGCAACTTCAGCCCATCCGGCAGTTGCGCTGACGCTTAATGTGCCAAGCGCGGCGGTCACATCAGCTGCTTCAGTCCAGCTTGCAGCGCCTGTAACTGGATTGCCTGACAGTGCAGTGATTGAAGCAGTATCGTTCGCTTCTACAATGGCAGCGGTGAAGCGAACCGTCACTGTGCTCGCCAGCGTAGCTGTATCGCTTGCTTCAGTCCATGACGCGTTTGCTGCAATGCCGTTGTCAACAGCGCCAATGATTGCAGCAGTGTCGTTTGCTTCAGTCCAGGCACCCGCCGCGTTGACTGTTACAGCGCCAGTTGCAGAAAGCGTATCGGTAGACTCTGTGCTTGTGACCACACCAGTCACAGTGACCGTGCTCGCGACGGCTGCAACGTCAGCAGCTTCAGTCCATGCAGCAGTTGACGTAACGCTTAACGCGCCTGCGAGTGTGGCTATGTCAGAAGCTTCAGTCCAAGCTGCGGTGCCGGTAACAGGATTGCCAGACAGACCTGCCATTGCAAGGGTGTCCGCAGCTTCAGTCCAGCTTACCGTGCTTGTTACAGACACGACGCTGGCGAGAGCTGCAATGTCGTTAGCCTCTGTCCACGCTATATTGCCAGCAACGCTGTTACCCACCGATCCACTCAGGCTTGCAGTGTCGTTTGCTTCAGTTGTAGCCGAGGTTGCAGTGACCGTCACTGTGCCAGCAACAGAAGCTGTATCGGTTGCCTCTGTAGTAGCAGACGTACCGCTTACAGTCAGCGTGCCAGCGATGGTGGCCGTGTCATTGGCTTCGGTGGTGGCGCTGGAAGCCGTAACAGTCAGTGTACCGGCGATAGACGCAGTGTCAGAAACCTCGGTCGTTGCAGAAGTGCCGCTAACAGTTACGGTAGATGCAACCGTCGCAGTATCGTTCGCTTCAGTTGTTGCAGACGTAGCGGTGACCGTCAATGTGCCTGCGAGCGAAGCAGTGTCAGTAGCTTCTGTCCATGCAAGCGTTCCCGTAAGAGCCGCAGCAACCGAACCTGCTAGAGATGCAGTATCGGCAGCTTCTGTAGTTGAGCTTGTTCCACTGACCGTTAATGTACCGGCAACGCTTGCTGTATCAGATGCCTCAGTTGTTGCAGATGTACTGCTAACCGTCAAGGTGACCGCAAGAGATGCTGTATCGCTCGCTTCGGTGTAAGCTACCGGGCCAGCAGTCCGAAGGTCGACCGTGGCAGAGACCGTTGTTGCGCCTCCTGCAACAGTGGCAAAAGTCTCACCGTTGACCGCCAAGCCCTGCCATGCGCGCGAAGCAGGCATGGCATGTTGTGACCAAGTAGCGCCGTTAGTAGAACTTGCCGCGTCAGCAGATCCGCGAGATACGGTGAAGAACCTCTGACCGTTATACGCCGCATAGCGCCATGAACCAGTCGCAGGCAAAGTTGCGGTATTCCACGTGACGCCGTTGTCAGTAGAATAGGCGGCGGCGTTGCTCGATTCCGTTGTCGCGACAAATCCTGAGCCGCCGCCAGCAACCCCGCGCCAGTCGGCAGTGGTAGGCAGAGTGCGAGCAGTCCAGCTAATACCGTCATCAGATGTTGAAGCATGTGTTGAATCGCCCAGCGAACCGCCCGGAGCGTAAGCTGCGACCGCACAAAACCGAGTTCCGTTGGCAGTGATGCCGAGCCAACCTGCGGCGCTCGACATCGTCTTTGCACTCCAGGTGACACCAAGGTCATTCGAATACGCGACGGTACTTGTGCCGGTGTATGCCACCAAGCAAAAGACACTTCCGTTATACGCGCCACTGCACCATCCGTGAGCAGCAGGCAGGGTGCGTGATGTCCAGCTAGTACCGTTAGTCGATGTGTAAGCAGTTGCCGAGCCATCTGCGGCAAGCACGAACGTTCCGCCGCCTGCAACCAGCGCAGTCCAATTGCCAGAAGCAGGCAGGGTGCCGGAAGACCAAGTTTGTCCGCGGTTGGTAGATGTTGCATAAGTTGCCGACCCGTAGGCAACCGCGACCATGATTGAACCATTGTCAGCAACAAGGTTCCAATCTTGTGAAGCTGGCAGCGTGCGCTCAACCGCAATTATTGGAACGGTGCCCGTCGTAACGGTTCCCGCCACTGCGCAAGTGTCATCAATTTCGGTCGTAGCACTTGAACCGCTTACAGTTACCGTACTAGCAACGGCGGCAGTATCGTCAGCCTCGATCCAAGCCGAGCGACCTGTTATTCCAAACGGTACAACTTCGGCCAACTCAATGAATGACGCTGCGCTACTAGCTGCGGCGTTCTCAGTCGTTGACGTGGTAGTGCCGTCGTAGAAGAACGTACAGGTACGAGAGGTTGCCGCCGTTTGACTAGCTTGACGTGACCACACCTCACAGACGATAACGTCGCCGGCCAGCGCGGAAACGCCAGACGATGTGATGCCGGTGATGTAAGTGATTTGTTCGGTTGTACTGGTCGGTTCAGTGCCGCCAAGCGACGCGCCTGTGCTATCGCGAATAGTGCCAACCTTAGCACCTGTTGAAGGACGCCAAACATAAATGTTGACAGAGTTGACCCAAAAGTCGGCTGAGGCGTTGCTCTCTGATTCAGCAGCCAGCAGAATCATACTGCCGCCGCCGACAGTCTTTGCGAGGGCCAAAGGCCGCGACACAAACATGCCCAGCAAACCATTTTGAGCAGACGTGCTTGCAAGCGATGCGCCAACGAGCGAAGCCTGGGACGCGCCTATGGTCGTGTCCATTGACCGTAGGGTTGTTCCTCCGGTGGCCGTCCAGCTAGGCGTCGCAGTTGCTTGTTCACCAGACGGCAACGTGCCTGTGACGGTATTTGCTGCGGCGTGGAAGTATAGTCGAGTTGACGTTGGAACCGCTGCGTTTATCACGCAGGTGTCATTTGCCTCAGTAGTTGCACTTGAAGCTGTGACAGAAACTGTTGCAGCCACGGAGGCAGTATCGTTTGCTTCGGTCCAGCTTGCCGCAGCAGTCACACCGGAAGAGGCAAACTCCCACGCGCCGATATCTATCGTGCTGCGCGAGGTGCCAATAATATCCGTGGTCAGACCTGAATACGCTACACCAGCGTTAATCAAGTCTGAACCGGACTTTAGACGGAAGTCTTCTAGGTTGCTACCAGTCGATGTGTTCTCAAACTGGTTGGCGTAAGTCAGACTCGTCAGGTTGCCTGTGCTGCCGGGAATCTTGCCTGAAGTGCTGTCGGTTGCGTTATGGCCGTCCGTATCGTAGGAGCCAGTGACATCTACAGTAAATCCAAACACTGCACAATTGCGAACAACTGACGATCCGTAAGAAGTCGCTGACACCTTGCCGCCAGCAGTGAAGTTACTTGGCCTGACAACTGTACAGTTCACAGCCGCAGCACCGAACGCCAAGAAGAGTGCGGTATGCTGGTTATTTGACGGAATTATAACTAAAGAGTTCTGGAGAATAGAACTCGGCCCCATTAGCTTACATCCGCTAGCGTTAAAATTGCTGTCGACAGATATTGACGACAAAATGCAATTCTTTACGGTAACGGTCGAGACGTTGAAACCAATTTGCAACGCTCCAGTTCCCGGCCCGGATGCCTTGCATTGTAGACCATCCACAACGGTATAAGGCGTCTGGATGTCAATGTTATCCGCACCATATCCTGCGGTTGTCAGAATTGAAACGCCGTTGGAGCCATTAAAGGCTAGACGGTTTGTCGCCTTGCTACTGTGGTCATAGAATGACTGCCCTGCTGCGCATTTCAGGGTGATGAAATTGGTCGAGTCAGTAGTCTGACCCGAAATTTGAATAGCGGCAGTGAACTGGCTATCGTTATAACACTCGCCGACTTGCGCATTGCCATCAGTAACCATGTTGGCCGGCAACGCGTCTTCCCACGATTGCATCGTGGAGTAATCGCGACTGCTAGTACCAATGCTTTTGGTAATCGTGCCCATATCAACCGATCACATTAGGGTCAGTGCGATGTACGTGCTTTGTCTTAAGATCCGCAATTGTAATGTTTGCGGGAATCGAAAAGAACCATTGCGCACGAGTGTTGTCGTTTATGAAGTTCTTTAATGCTTGTGGCAGACCGGCTTTATCAAGATTCAAATAAAACCCACGACGCTGCAACATTGGGTCAGGGATAGTGGTTTCGACTTCTGGCAATTCTGGTGTCAACAATGTTGACGCGTTCACAACTGTTTCACTCGGCCATTTGACTATGCGCCAATCGGGGTTAGTCTTTTCTTCAATCGACCAGCCCCAACCGTCAGGCACAACCATAATCACGTCGCCGCGTTTAGTCAGCTTGACGTCTTTATAAACGTCGTCAGGGTTTAGCTTGCTGACGACTCGCACCAGCAATTCGGCCATTATTGATAAGCCCCGTAATATCCATTCTGTTCAAGGACAACCGTCCCGGTATTGGGGTCACGATGTGCGTACACACAATCGAACATTGAATAAGGCGAGAGCGCCACTAATTCATGCAGGTACTCAGCCTTGATTAAACGATGCCAGCCCTTTGGAGCGAAAAAGATTTCAGTTCCGCCTTCAGGCACATCTTCACCAGCTTTGATGAACTTTACTGCAAATGTCTTGCGCCCGGTTTCTGGGTCAACAAGGTCATCGAAGCGAATAGGACGCAGGATGGTTTGCGGTTCGTATTTTTCCAGCAGCGAACGAACATGCAGATATTCTGGTGAACAGAACTGTTCAATATATTCAAGCCCTGTATCAGGAGCAATTACGCGCAAAAGAATCCAACCCTTGCGTGCAAAAGTCGCGTGCGGAAAGTTGTGAGTGTGACCCACAACTCCCACTCCAGGTTCAGCAATATCGTTCGGCCGAACAAAAATGTCACCGCAAACCCATTCCATGATTAGGCATTCCCGCGAGCGATGGTAAAGGAAGTGATCGACACAGCCACGCCAGAGCTGATGGTTGCAGTGTTCAAAATCAGGTCAGTACCGGAAGTACCAGCTGAGCCGTCCAACACATGAGTTGTGCCGTCAGACTTGACGATACGGAACCATGTAGCCGTCCCTGCCGCCGCGCCCGTAGTGGCAGATGGGTTGGTAACAGTCAGCGAGCCTGCGGAAGCGCCAGAACCAAGCGGCGAGCCCAAAGTGAATTCGGCCAGCAGAGTGGTTGCAGTGCCGCCAGTCGCAGGACGGGTGCCGTCGTAAATGCGGAGCTTTGCGCCGTTACCCGCAAAGGTTGTAATTGCATCGAGTTGCGCGTTGCGCAAAGAAGCAGCGTATCCAGTCGTCATGATCTATCCTTTGCGCAGTGCGCGAATTATTTCGGTTGAATCCAAGGCTTGTCAGCGGCAGCCGTTTCGACGACTTGAGCTGGAGCTTCGGGGGCTTTTGTTTCGTGAAGCTCGTGAACCGCTGGGTCGAAGTCCGACTCGTTAATGATGACCACACCATCAGGGTTCTCGTCGGTAACTTCAGCTTTGATCTTAACTGTATTGCATGTGCCGTGGGACATTGTTATAACTCCAAAAGATGTAGAAAAGCCGCCCAGTTTTCACTGAGCGGCCATACTTCAGACTGATTAGCCCAGCAGGATTGCGCTGTGAGCCGGCTTGATACCCTTCACGCCCCATGCAGCGGAAATCTCGTACTGCATTTGGCGATATTGGGCGTACATGGCAACTTCGAAGCTGATGCCCGAACGTGGGTCGGTAATCATCACGCGATCGACAGCCAAGTCACCGCCGTCTGGCAGAGCTGGTGCGCGGGTTGCCAGGATCAACGAAGACTTGGTGAAGCCGACGTTGGTGGTGGCAGTTGCGCCCACGGTCACAGCAGTAGCCGAAGTGGCGATTGCAACTTTCAGGCCAGGAGCAGCAATCTCCAGAGCACCTGCGGCAGCGATGCCGGTCACGACGACATACTTGTTGGTATCGCCGGCGAAGGTGACGGTGTCACCGGCCAGGATAGTGCCAGTACCAGTGATCAGGGTGATCGAGGTAGCGCCGACAGCGTAACCAGCGGTATTCGTAGTGTACGATGCGCCGGTGCCTTTGGTGGCATTGCGAACACCAGCCGATTCATGGATCGAGAAGCCGTGCAGGTTCAGCAGCTCACCGTCACGCAGGGTCATGGTGGTTGCAGCTTCGTTTGCCTTGGTCAGTTGAGCCAGGGTGCGCAGGGAAGCGCCCGCCGTGGTGTCGATGATCAGGGCGCGGTCGGTTGCAGGAGCACCGTTGTCGTCCAGGATCTTACGCAGTTGCGCAGTAGCCGACAGGTCAGACGCGAATGGTGTGGTTGCGGCGGTGCCGTAAGCGCGCGAAGAAGCCACGACAGCAGCGCGAACCAGATCAACTTCCATTTCGTTGACCAGAGTACGCATAGCCTGGATCATCTGGTCGTTGCGGATTGCAGCGAAGCCAGCGCCATTGCGGTTCAGGCCGAGGGTTTGTTCGCCGTTCCAGCGGAAAGGCACCCGGCGGGACTTGGTGATGGTCAGCGAAGTGCTGCCGATCGTTTGGTCGCCGTCATCCGGAGGAGTTACGCCCGGGGTGATGTCGGTTGCAACTGCGGCAGGCGACATGAACGAATAAACAACTTGGTTGACCGCAGCGCGGGACACATCGGCGTCCAGAGTTGCAGCAGGGATCGCGCCGACCAGCTCACGGGATACAACATCCAGAGAGGCGTAGAGCGATGGGATCAGATTGGTGATGGTATTTGCCACGGTGAGGCTCCTATTTTTAATCCACGATTGTGATGCCGCTCCGCGCCTTTTCAGCCTGTTCGTAAGGCTGTAAACGGTCGAAGTCAGCGCGTTTAATTTGCTTCCCAGCTCCACCCGCCTCACGAGCGTTGCCACCACCACTGCCCGAGGTATTCATCGGGAACCAATGAGGTTTCAGTTCTTTCTGTAGCTCAATCCATTCTGCCGGGCTGAACGGTGTAGTGCCGTCTTTGCCCAGCACCGGACGTCCCTCAGAGTCCAGTTGTACCGCATTGCCAGCAGCATCCAGAGTGAACAGGTTGCGAGCATGTAAAAGGGCGTCCTCAACGGCACCTTTATGCAGGCTACCAGCAGCCCGGAGGATGTGGCTATCCAAAACACTCTGACGATAAGTGTCAGCGCGCTTTCCTTCAGCTGCAATCTGGTCCTGGAGGGCCTTCTTGTCCAGCTCATGTTGAGCACGCATGCGCTCAGTGTATTTTTCGATTACAACGTTCTTTTTGCCCTCGGCGAGGAGTTTTGCGTCCTCGTCTTGGTCAAGGCGATCTTTCAATGCCTTTAGTGCTTCAGGGTCCAAACCATCGAAACTGCGAGCCCGTTCTGCCAAGGTTTTGTTCTTACCTAGCAGTTCTTCGTTCTTCGCCTTCAAACCTGCGGTTTCAGCTGCAACGGCAGCAGCAACGGCAGCGTCGATCTTTGCTTGCAGAGCGGCGGCTGCGGCGGCTTCGTCCTCACCCTCACGTGCGGTTAAGACGGTTGCATGGCAGAGCAGGCTATAAAGATGTTTCTTGATCATGGGTTCCCCTCGGGAAGTTAAGTTATGCGACCTAGTCGCGCTATGAAAGGCCTGACTTAATCAGGCCTTGATTCCGTACAATTATAATGTGTCCATTTGTAGATTGCAACGATTATTTAAGAATATTTACGCATCACTTACCTCCGTTGTTTTGAAGTTGGGTAGATGTTGGAGCGAGCGTCGCGGGAGTTGCTGCCGGCTTAGGGCCAGCACCCTTGGAGTGCTCACCGACAGCCCTGTTACCCGGTGTCGTTCCAACTTCCTGCATTGGAGGCGGATTGGCTTTAATAGCTTTCTGTTCTTTCTCTGCATCGGCATCAACAGGAACGATTTCGCCCTTGCGCAAGTTCTCAAACATCGTTTCATAGCTGTACGCTTGGTTCTGCCAACCAGCGATAATAGCTGTCAGAGTCAATGCATCCATTGGAATTGGGAAGAAGTCGCGGTTCAGTTCGAACTTAACCTTATCGGTTGGAGCACCAGCAAAGCGGCAGAAAATTTTGAGCACCTTCTCAATGCCCATGGAAACCGCTTGCGCAACACTGGACAACATGGACTGCTCACCGCCGTGGTGGATCGCAGCAGTATCAGCGGACTCAACTTTGGAAGACTGGGCTTCAAGCATGCGAGCACCAATCACAGCCATGTAATTTTCTTTCTTGGTCAAGTTCTTTTCCAAGGCGCCCAAACCCTGCCCGGTAAATTCCAGGTAGCTTGCTTTCGCTTCTGGGCGCGGGAAGACCCAGGCAGTCATGCTGCCAATGCAGAATGTATCTTTTGCCTTACCCTCTTCATTAGTCTCCGCGACATAGCCGGAGATCACAGGTGTTGGCAAGCCGGTAAAGTGGCAACCATGTTCGTAATCCGCGGTCGTGCGATAGTGCGACAGGTTCATATCCACCAAGTCGATCAGTGGCGGTTCGTCAACCTTCCAGCTAATGTCGTCAACGCCAATAAAATAGAACGGCAGCTCATCGAGAGTCTCGCCTTCAATCTGAGGGAAGGCTGTGCTGATTAAGACGTCCTCTTCTTTACCTTCCTTCATCTCAACTTTAAACACGCGCACACGATAAACGTCTTTGACCACACCATCCGTGCCTTCGAGCGGCATGAAGTCCAGTACGCGGTAATGGATCTCTTCCTTGTCCTCGAACTCGTCCTTGGGAACGTCAACACATTCCTTCAACACGACCATGGACAGCTTCGTAACATTGTCGACCGTCTTGGTCTTCCAGTTGATGATGGAAAGCGCCGTGTAGATCTTCATTGTCGGGTTGAAGCGTTTGCGGTCAGCGCCAGTAGCACCAGCCGGGACAATTGGGAAGTCCACGAATATACCCAGCCGGCCCATCTTCAAAGCAATCTCCGTGACTTCCAGAGCAAGCATATGCAGAGGGGTGCCCGCTTGGTCAACGTTTGCAATCAGCTCCGCCATGCTTTCCGGAGTATCAACGCGAGGAGGTTTGCGGAACAGCATGCCTTGCAATCCGACAATGGTACGCCAGGTCGCATTGTAGAACGGGGTACGATCACGATAAGCTTTGTACTCAGTGTCAGTTTGTTCGGTAAGACGCGGGAGATATCTGTCCGCCGCCTTGTGAACAGCGTCTTGCCCAGCACATACGTCTGTGCAACGCTCCCACTTGGTGATCATGTTATCGTAATCAGGATGTTGGTATTTTACGCTCATTTTAAACTCCGCCAATTTTAACTTTATGAACTACATGGTCGGCCGCAAGAACGCGATACCTAGTATCGTCCGCAGCATGGTCTTCTGCATCTGTGTCCACGTCGTCAGGGTCACGCATATCCCTTGGGATTGGTGGAACGGTACGAATAAAATCTCTACAAGTGTTGAAAATATACAAACCCGGTTTTTCCAAGTCGTCCTCTGCAACAGCAGACAAACGATCACGCATCAGCTCCCAACCGTTCTTACGGCTACCCGAACGCTTATCTGCCAGGTTCCAGTACACGCCTTCAGACTCCATGTTCTGGCCGATAGAAGCGTCATCCGTAACCGCATAGATAGCAGCGTCAGCAGGGCCTTGCATCACACGGTGTTCGATGCCCATCTGGCGCTCACGATTCTTAATACCGATCGCAACGTTCTTGGCAGTCATCCGCATACCTTCATTGGGCTTGCCGGTGCAACCATACCATTCGCCAATGCGAATCAAAGTCTTGGGCGGAAATTGGCGCTTGGTGCCATCGGGCATAACTGCTTCAGTACCGTCTGTCTGTGCCCACCAACCCACGCTGAACGGCTTGCTCGAGCCCCAGTCGAAGCTGCGGTCAACTTTCCAGCTAGGTGGAATTTTAAACGGTTTGAGGATATGTTTCTCAGCGTTCCACAAATCATCGAACATACCGCCGGAGGTGATATCCCACGAACCTTCAAGCCAAGCTTTACGTTTGTTCTTGTCAGTAATGGATTGCAGCGTCTTGACATAGTCTTCGCCAAGGTACGGGTTCTCTTTGATGGAACCGAACAGCGCCACCCGCTTATTGCCATCTCCATCGGTAATGACATGCCCATAAGGGGCAGGGTCAATGAAGTAACCCTTCACCCAGGCATGCCCCACGCCATACGGGTTTGTTGAGCTGCGAATAATACGCGGGATGGAAGGTAAGCGGGGCGTTCCTTGAAACGAAGAACGGTTCGTGGACTTCATCGACTCGTAACTATCGATACTGGGCCAGCTTGTCAATTCTTCCCATCCAACGAATGGGTATTCATGCCCGTGGTACGACCAATAATCTTCTTGGTCTTCAAACGCACGCAACAGCAATTCTTCGCCAGTTGGCCAAACCCATTTAAGACTACTACTTCCTGCAAGAAAGCGAGGCTTCTGCGCTGAACGATTAAACCATCGCTTCGACTTAGAGATAATATCATCCAAGTGCTTGTAATTCCGTCGAAAAATAACGCCCCGCCAGTAGTCGCCATATCCCCTCCCGCAATACTGCGCGAACGCCATAAGCATTGCATCAGTCTTTCCAGGGCCGCGCGTACCTGCAAAGCAAACTTCACGAATAGGGCTTTGCAGAAAAAGGGTCTGACTACCAGGCAGCGCCCTCCAGATTGGGGGCGGTAATATAATCTTCTTCGACGGAAGAACAAGGTTGGACATTAGTGAACAGTTGGTGTGGCCACAGGCGCAGGACTGTCAGGCGCAGTCAACGCGGTTTGTTGAGCTGCTGCACGACGCGTCCATTCCTCTTCTGTAATCATACCAGGCACAACGAATTCACCTGCGCCTTCACCTTCTTCTGCACCCTTAGGCACAACATCCATCTGATACAAGCTTGCGAGCTTCGACCAGGCAGCTACCCGAGCACTTTGTGAACTACCTGCGCCCCGGAAATTAGCTTCACGCATCAAGCCGGCAACAATACGCTTCTTGACATCTTCAGGCTCGTTGGATACTGTATCGCCTTCGGTCTTTTTGATTTGTTGCAAGACATATGGGTCTTGCATTAATTTGATAGAATACTCTTTTGCGAAAGCCAAGGAGTAGCCGATCCGCATTGCTGCTTGCAATGCATCGTAATCACTGAGGTACTCTGCAACGAATTTATCGCGGAGCTGACGCTCGCGGAGGCTCAACGTCACTGTGTACGTCGGCTCATCAATCGTTTGGTCTTCGAAGTCGGACATGCCCTGGCTCCATGATACTCACTATTGGCTAGAGTATAGTTTGGAACTTACAAGGAGGGCAAGCGTTTATTTTTGGGGGAGTAAAACAGGGGTAAAACGTACCGGGCAAAACACGGCAAGGGGTGTAGGCGCTGCGCTGCTGCTGGGGTAGGGTAAAGGGGTGCAACTATATAAAGCGCACCCCGTAACGCGTTTAAGCGCGCCAGTCCCCTATCCGCCAACGAGTAATATTTGGTCGAAACGCTAGGATATTCAATAATGCATCATAACTTTCCTGCTGGCGTATCGTCCTTGTACCTGTAAGCAAGATGACTAGATTGCACTTGTCCAATGATTTTACATTCTCCAGGCAACCTATATGCTGACAGCGCCTGCGAATAGCCATGGAAAAGTCATCCGTGAAGCGACTGGAATCCGCATACACATAAATGATTTCATCTTTAATTATTGCGGACATTGCCGTCAACATCACATGCACATCATCAGGGTTGTGAGGGCGACGATTACGCATTAACGTGGCTTCAATCAACGCCTTCATCACAGCTTGATCTTTAGTTAAGCTGGTCATGTGCCCTCCGACATATACCAGTCAAGGGTCTCTCTAGCTTTTTCCCAATGGTCACAGCAGCGATATAGATACTTCTGCTCTATTAGGTATGCTCCAAATTCCTTTTGGTTTGCAGATTCTCTTCCGCCAGGCTTCTTCATTTCAATGTAAAGACCGTGGAATCCTTTTCGGGCGCAGGGTAAGCTAATGTCACTCACACCTGACTTAACGCCCTCCGCTTTGAGCCTGGCAGCAACGGCAGCATTTCGTTCACCTCCGTTTGGAATAGCATGCAGCCATTTCAGTTCAGGGTACTTCTCCAGGTTCCTATTCACCCAGCAGAACAGAGCAGTCTGGTGCGCGTGCTCAGTATTTGGTGCAGCGAGTTGTTCCGGTGTCATCTGAGGCCTTTCATCTTCGCGTAACTTTTTGGCCCCATCATCAGCGAGTCAACAGTTGCGTAAATTTCATCCTTCGTGCCAAAGAACTCGAGCATCCACTTATCCATTTCTCTCGCAAACTCCGGAGTCACCACCCTGCGAGCTTCAATTGAAAGCTGCATCTTAGGCATGTTGTCCAGCAACGGGTTGATGTGGACTTTATAACCCAGAATATTCTGAGGTGGTGGCGGGGCTTTGCCTGGAAGCCTTAACTCTTTTTGGAGGATCTTCATGCTCTCGCGGAGCGTATCCATGCTCAGGGTGCTGTTAGTCGCGTTACTCATTTGCAAGCTCTCCCGGTCCAGGCAAAGGCGAGCGATGCGGCTTGCCTGCTTGCTTTGCACGAATTTGTTCAACCTTAGTCCAGATACGCCCAAGCTCAATATCGCCTTGTGCGTGCATGTTAAGACCTTGAGCCAAGCAAAGCGCCGCCAGCGTAATCATCACGCCACCAACTTCTTGCCCTTTCTCGCCAACAGGCCGACCGTACACATAGTCAACGAGCAAATGCGCGTCTTCTTGGGTACAGCCGCACGCCTGAACCAGTTCCAGGGCTTCTTCCAGGAAGCGGTGGTTGCGTTCGTTTGTATCGGCAGAAATTGCAGGCCCAAAGCAAGCCATCATCCACGGTTGAACGCGGTCTTGCAATTCGCTGGGAAGCAATTCCATTATTTGCGGAATTAAAAGTTCGGCCAGTTCAAAATCAGGCGTGTTGGTTTTGGCGTCAATGCTGTGATAATTCAGAGCGAACTGCAACGCAAGTTTGACAGTTTGTTTATTCATTTGGCACCTCGGGCGTAACGTAATGGTTTGGAATGACGATCTTCACTTTGCCGTGCTTGATGGTGGTCAGGAAGTGCTCGCCTTTAATGACAAATTCACCGTCAATGGTGCGCTCGGGCACTTCAACTATGTGAGCTTCGTCGTCAGCATGCAGGCAGTCTTTGAGGAGCACGCCTTGGAAGTACACCTCTGCTATGGCATGATAGGTGGTGTAGTCCGGGTGATTTGGGTCTGCGGAAATTTTCATGGCATTTAGGATTCGAAATATTTGTTGTAAATACTCAAAATGAGCTCCGATTGCTTATCATTGAACACAGCGGCGTTACGATGTTCGTTGTAAATTCGCAGGAGCGGCTGGAGAAGCATGTGGTCATCGTGTGCAATGTCCGCCTGGTGGTAAGTAAGACGCAGCTTACGGGCGAGCTCTTGGGATTCAGATTTGGTGCGTGCCATTTCAGTGCCTCCGGACGGGTTGTTTGCTTGGACTGGCACATCTATGACGGGAAGGGTAAGTGTATCATACCCGTTTCCACAATAAATGTCAAATTTACAAGCAATTTGGACAGCTTCCGGAGCGGATTTACCGCATTCCATCGCAGCAATCGCATAATTCCGCCCACTTCCCATGGCAAATTTAACGTCCTCCACTAAATAAGGGTGCCCGGAACACTCATATTTCCAAATCGCCCCATTATTTGCAATCAAAACAATATGAAGACACGTTTCCACGTCCTGCTGAAATTTCGGGCAATGCTTGGGCGCTGCATCTTTCTCCCGAAACCATTCCAGGATAGCACCGAACCGTGAAAATTCCCCGGCAACCCCGAGCAATCCCTGCGGCACTTCATATATCTTGGTGACCACACTAGCTAGGCCGCTCAAAGTCGCCCGTTTGTCAGCTGCTAAGGTCTGACCGTCCCATGCGATTATTGTCATGATGCGTAATGGACAGCCACTCGAGTTAGTTCATAATAAGCATGAAGGAAAGCCAATCGCGCTTGCTTCGGCGGCACTGGAACGATTGTAAAGGGCAAAGGTTTTTCGTCCGGGTTATTGCCTACAATCATGAAATGGGGCGGAGTTGTAATTAAGTCACGCATCTCCGTCGCCAAAACTATATTGTCCGCACGTTTGACGCTATAGTGCATCAATAACGGTGTGCCAAACCGCTTGAAAATCTCCATTTGCAGAGCAGTCTCAATGGTGCGGTATTCCGGCAGCATTTGTTTGAGCGGCCTGGTAATGTCATGGATAAAAGCTTCTGAGGCGTCATGCAAGAGGGCTTGCATACGATGTTCGGTAGCAACCAACCGGCTGACGAGCACGGAATGCTGGGCTACGGAATAGAAATCATCGCACTGCCCGGCAAATCGGCAGGTATTGGACAGGCCCTGTGCAATGTCTTCGATGGTGAATTTACTGAATTCTGGGTTTTCAAAGTCAACGAACCCGCCGCTGTTGGTAGTCATGTAGTTCATGTTACACCTCGTTATATTGTGGGACGATACGGATAGCGGTGGGTTCTTTGGATTGGGATGAGCAGTCGGCATAAAAGCCGTTATTGCTGCCGAAATGACCATCGGAGAACTTATAGATGGTGCAATTGTCGTTCGTGAAGATCTTTGTGACGGCAATGTGCCCGTCAGGAATGTTGTTTAAGCGGACGGCAAGAGTGCCGCCGGCGGTTATGATAACGAGTAAAGCAACGAGCAAAATCTTTTTCATTTCTTATTCCTTTCTTTCGATTTTAACTACTGGCGTGATGGGTTGTGGGTGCTAGCGGATGGGTTTCATTGTTTCTCCTTTATGGCAATTTCAAAACTGAGCATGAGAATAGCATACTCGACGGAACTACCGTACAAATCAATCATACGACGCAGAGAGTCCTGGGCAATACGGATCTCCATTTGCTCTTCCGGTGGGAAAGCTAGGAGGCGTTCTTCCATAATGCTCAGGGATGTTTGTGCAGCCGTTTGAGCTTCGGAGGCCATTAAAACTTCCATTCTTGAGTGCAGAGGAACATTGCTTGAGCTTCGGTGAAGCCTTGGGCAATAGCATTTTCGTACTTGGAACGAATAGCGCGGGCTTGGACTTCATGCACCTCCATGGTCATTAGGAAGTTGTCACGTATGGTTTGAATAGACTTAGCCAAGCTTGCGCCGGCCTGGTTGACTGGTTGGGGCTTCGGCAAGTTGTATGGAGGTGGCTGGGTTGGGTCGCTCATTCTGGTCTCCTTGGTTTTTGTTGGCTTGTTGATTATTGAATGGTCGGTTTGTACAGCCCGAGCATGAAAGTGGTGATGGGCGCCCAGGCAACGAAGTATTCTCCCAGATCACCGTCCCAATACCCTGGAACGCTGACGCCTCCAATAGTCAGCAGTTGCAGAGGATTGGAAAGGAGGTTGTCGGGTGGCACAGTGAACTGCCACGTCAACGTCATTTTTGGAATGGGTTGCATAAAATGGCTCCGAAGAGCTGGCAGTTGTTCGCGTGTGAAATACATTGACATTGGGGTGTCTCTTTGTGGTGCTTGGATATTGTAGTGCTTGGATATTGTGGTTATACGGCCATTGGAGCTTTAATCGCCGGATGATGCAGATAATGTTGCAAGGTAATGTCGGTCGGATGGAGATTCAGCAGCTGATAGTCCAGCTCGTGGGTGGTTGGTTCTATAAAGTGCTTGATGGTAAGGTTGGGCAGCGGGAACGGGTCGCGTGTCAGTTGTTCTTGCACTTGGTCGATGTGGTTGGTGTAGATATGCGCGTCGGCCAGGAACATGGTGAGCCTGCCAGGTCTGTAACCGCTCCAGTTGGCAAAGAGGTGCAGCAGAATCGCATAGGAGGCAATATTAAACGGCACGCCCAGGAACATGTCACAACTGCGCTGATACATGGTCATGTGCAGCGTTTTAGTGCTGACATGCGGCAGCAATTGGAACATGAGGTGGCACGGTGGGAGACAGGTTTCTTGTAATTCCGATGGGTTCCAGGAATTGACAATAATTCTGCGGGATTGTGGGTCGTTGCGGAGGGTATTCAGGGCGGCTGAAAGCTGGTCTGTCTTGTGGTTATAATCTCGCCACTGTACGCCGTAGATGCGCCCGAGGTCGTCACCGGGGTCGGTGTTGTAAGGGGAGTTGAGCCAGCTTGGAGCGTTTGCATTTTGATCCCAGACGTCGCAGCCCAAGGCTTTGAATTGGCTAAGTGAGCGATTACCACGGAGGAAAGCAATGAGTTCGCCCTTGACCTGATTAAAGGCAAGCTTCTTTGTTGTGATTGCGGGGAAGCCGTCCTGCATATTGAATTGCAATACTGCGCCCGGGACTGTGAGGGTGGCCACACCAGTCCGGTTCTGCTGGCGAGCGCCGGTGTCCAAAATATGTTGCAAAAGATGGAGGTATTGGTGTTCAGGATGAAATGCTGAGTGCATCATTTGTCCGTTGGGCATCTGCGTGGTCTCGGTAGGGTTTATATAGGGTTGCGGTGTTGTACTAATTTACAGGGGGTAATAGGCTCTGGCAAGCGAAAACGGGTGATAGACGCTTGTAAAATTTTCCCAGTTTTTTTTTGGGATCGGGAGAAGGAGAGGGGGGGGTGATTGGGATGAGGGTGGTCAGAGA